ATCAATTATAATAACTGGAGTTGCCCAAATTGAATTTAAATATATTAATTCTGTTCTTTCTGGTTTTCCACCCCAAATCACATTGCAAGTCCATTCTAAATCTCCATGTAAACCTGCTTCAACTCTTGACGGTTTAAGCTCTTTAATTATTTTAGCAGCTTTAATCCAATCAAAACATTTTTCCTCATTACCTGCCTTTCTAGCTATACATCCTAAAGCAAATCCCTCTAGACTATTTACCATTAGTCTTCACTTCCTCTTAGTAATTCGTAAATTAAGTTCAACACTCACTAATTTTTTAGGGTCTACTCCATCAGGTGGTTGTTGTCCTTCACCTATTAATTCACCACAGTAATCCATAAAAGAAGGAGCATGTAATCTAACTAAATCTTTTCTATTAGCTAAATCACTTACTCCTATTGCTTCCATAATAGCATCCCATTTATCAGAATTTTGTTCTCGTTTATACGGGATTTTGTACCATGGTTTAGGATTAGGAGTAGCTGTGCAGTGATCTGTACGTACAATGTTTTCTCCATTAAAAGAAATTACTAGACAACATGCTCCAGAGGATACACGCATTAATTCTCTTACGCGTTTTAAAAATTCAGTCGTGGCTGTTTCTGTTTGTCTACAACTAAATGCAATATCAGCTAACTCTACTGCATTAGTTGCGTTATGAGCTACATACTCTTTTAATTTTTCTAAAAGGGGTACTAACTCCTGATATTTTTGATTAATATCAGCCATTAAAATATGTGCTTCATGTTGCATTAATCTTCATCCTCCCAATCTTCATCCTCATCCTCCCAATCTTCATCTTCATCATCCCAATCTTCGTCTTCCTCATCCTCCCAATCTTCGTCTTCACCTCCAAATTCATCTCTTTCATCTTCATCTTCCTCATACCAACTTTTGGGACAATTAAAAGAAGAATAAACTGGTGTGTAAATTGGCCAATTAACAGGTTCAAACCGGCAAACTGAAAAGTCCATATCATTTCCTCTCGCGATTACTAAAGAACATTATAGATACTATCACTAATCTCTTCTAACACTTCTTTGCATCTTGTCAAATCCCTTTCTGCTTCTTCTTTCTCCTCCTCTAAATCTTTGTAAGAACTTATACCATTTTCTACCACATCCAAAATGTCAGTTATCAAAGTGGGATCATCTATTTGACGTTTAAAAATATCAAATAATCTCCCAAAAGTATCAGCAAAATCTTGTAATACACAAAGTTTTGATTCTTTAAACCCCTCTAAAATCTGATTAATCTTTAGCTCTTCACTGGGAACCATAATAATTCTCCTTCTTTAAAGTAACTAAACACCTAAGTCTCCGCCGTCGGAAGACGGCGGATGTTTAGATGTTTAGTTAATCAACAGCTTTTTGTGCAGCAACTGCGTTTAGCTGTTCTAGCAAAGCAGCGATCTGCTCTTGCGACATATTAGAAGCAAGACCAGTAATAAGAGAGGGATCTTTCGCAACCTGCTCTTTAACTGCATCACTCTTTAATGCACGTACAGCATTTTGCTTCCTAATCTTCTCATTCCTCGCTGCAACTCGTTGTGCAAAAGTAGTACCTTCCATCCCAGAAAGCACTTTATCACACCAACTAATTACATTCTCACAATATTTCCTGCGAGATTGCCAATAGTTCTGAGGATCTTTAAAAAGTCGCTCAGCAGGAAGGGAAAACTTTTCAACATCAAACTCAATCGCACCTTCGTATTCTGCTCCATCCTTTGGAGGATTTGGGAGTTTACGACTTTGACGAGTTTTCTTAGGTTTTTCTTCTACAGGTGCTGCATCATCTAAAGCCGCCGCAAGATTAACAGTATCAGTAGCCATACTTCATTCCTTTAGAACTTTTGTGCACAAATTGGTCCAATACCTAATTCGACAGATACTTCATTAGTAAGCTGTCTACCACAAACACAACAAAATCCTGTCTCCTTTCCATAATTTTTCATCCACTCCATCGGATTACAACTAAAAGCGTAAATCTCCTGCTTTACACTCTCGGGACAAACTTTCTTAAAAAGAAATTCGTCACCTACAATCTTACCGCAAAAGCGGTAAGCACAAACAACATCAATACACTCCTTTCTAGTGTAAAGTAAAACTTTACCAAGGTCTTTAAATTTAAATTGCATCAAATCTGTTTTACTGATCCATTGCTGCAGATCTGATTGCAATTTCAACGGTCTCATCGGTAAATTCTCTTCAGCCATTTTAAATAGCCAAAAGTATTGAGATGGACTTAATGCTTGTTTCTCTAGTTGTTTAACAAGCGATTGAGCAAAATCACTTGTTATCGTCTTACAGATATCAACAGCTTGTTGTTCTGTAAGTTTAGTCTCCACAATTTGTTCGGGTTTTTTAGGATTTCTAACTATCATTCACACATGCCTCCTGTTGAAGTGCTAATTCGCCGATTACTACAAACTCATCAGAATCTTGTGTTTTCTTTTCTACCCATTTAAGAAGAATCCAACTGGAACATTCTAGCTCCTCACACAACTCTTTCAAATGCTCAATATAAATTTCATTTATCGACCACGATGTTAACGGTGGTGTATCCCAAGAGCCAACATCTTCTTCAATTGTAATATAAATCTCAACATCTATGTCACAATCACCTACCTCGTAAGTACGATTAATAATTACTTCTCTACCCATTTTGTAACACCCTTATAAAAATTAGGTTTGTCTAACGGCCATAAATACGCGTAATGACCACCATGCCATTTAGCGTACAATGCTCTTAAATGCGCAAGGTGAAACTCTCTGTAACCAAACCACCATGGCATCTCAAAAGTTTGCTCAACAATTATCACCGGTTTTAACTTTATATTTTGTCCTCCTTTCTTTTCCCATACATGTAAACTCTCATTGTAATAAACCGCTAAAGCAGTCTCATATCCACGCCACATTTTAGACGCTGGGTGATTCTGCCATTTACCATCCAAAAGAGTTTTAGCCTCAACTCTTTGTTTCCCTAATCTCTTATTGTCTAAAAACAAAAGAGATTTCTTAAAGTCAGGAAATGGTAGAAATGTTTGCATTAGAATAGTCTCGTGTGAAAACTAATATTTAATAACTTATAATCAAACCAAAGATGAACTATCATCCTCCATTGTTCAGTGTTTAGACTTTGATTTCTTAAACTTTCTTCAATAGTTTTTAGACGGGTTACAGCTAAATCAAACGCCTCCAATTTTTGTTCTGGGGTAATACAAAATTGGCAAAAAATATCAGATACTAATTTCATTTAACGATCCTCAGTCTATTTCTTCAAACTTTATCTTTACTGAGTTATTTCTAAAAGAGATTATTGCGTCATTCATATCACAATCACAAAGACATGCTCCGCAAAGATCTGCTCCTCGAAGATCTGCTCCCTGAAGATTTGCTCCGCAAAGATTTGCTCCGCAAAGATTTGCTCCGCAAAGATTTGCTCCATAAAAATTTGCTTTGCAAAAATTTGCTCCATAAAGACCTGCTCCATAAAGATTTGCTGCATAAAGATTTGCTTCACGAAGATCTGCTCTAGAAAGATCTGCTCTAGAAAGATCTGCTCCAAGAAGATCTGCTCCGCGAAGATCTGCTCTAGAAAGATCTGCTCCGCGAAGATTTGCTCCTACACCATTTTTACTTTTTAACAATTCTTCTACTTTCATTTAATAGTCCTCAGTCTATCTCTTCAAATTTTATCTTTAGTAATTTACCTCTAAAAGAGATTATTGCGTCATCCATATCACAATCACAAAGATTTGCCCTATAAAGATTTGCTCTAGAAAGATTTGCTCCTCGAAGATTTGCCCCATAAAGATTTGCTTCCTCAAGATTTGCTCTAGAAAGATTTGCTCTAGAAAGATTTGCTCTAGAAAGATTTGCTCCTCGAAGATTTGCCCCATAAATATTTGCTCTAGAAAGATCTGCTCTAGGAAGATTTGCTTCCCTAAGATCTGTTCCGCGAAGATCTGCTCCTACACCATTTTTACTTTTTAACAATTGACAAAAATCATCAGATATTGATTTCATTTAATAGTCCCTCGCTTCTTCACGAGTTAAAAAAAAGTGTATTCCATTAGTGCATTCTATCCGTGGATCATCGTCATATTTATCTGGAAATACTATTTTTCCTACTTCATACTTAAAATTAAAATCAGATGAAGTTATATTTGTTTCATTACTCTCTATTTCCAACACTTCTGCCATATCACAACGACATTTTCTTCCTACTAAAGATCCTGTTCTTTTTGCATGTTCGGGTATGCGGAGAGTAATAATTTTACCATCAACTATTTTATAAACAATTAAAACACCTTGAGGAATTTGAAAATTTGGAATCTTTGCTCCGCGAAGATCTACTCCTCGAAGATTTGCTCTCTCAAGATCTACTCCTCGAAGATTTGCTCCTCGAAGATTTGCTGCCCTAAGATTTGCTGCATAAAGATTTGCTGCATAAAGATTTGCTCCTCGAAGATTTGCTGCCCTAAGATTTGCTGCATAAAGATTTGCTGCCCTAAGATTTGCTGCATAAAGATCTGCTCCCTCAAGATCTGCTCTGCGAAGATCTGCTCCCTCAAGATTTGCTCCCTCAAGATCTGCTCCTACACCGTTTTTACTTTTTAACAATTCTTCTACTTTCATGTTAATCTCCATTAACAGCGGGTTTAAGAGCATTAGCCAAGATACTCTTAATATCTTGTAAAGTCATCGCAGCCTCAATTTTATCTTTCACTCGTTCAATTATCATCTCATCAATAGAGCCAGGTACAATTAAATCAGTTATTCTAACATTAGTGCGTGTACCCTTACGATGTGCTCTATCTTCTGACTGCCGTCTTACAACAGTACTAAAATTCTGAGAGTAATATATTACCCAGTCACAATTAGTTTGTGACTCATCAGGTTTAGTTTTATCATAGCCTAACAAATTCAATCCCACACCACCAGCTGATGGGCTACCAATAAAAACTCTACACTCAGGATTAGTATTAAATTCATCCTCAGCAATTTGTCTGTCGCTATCCTTAGTACCACCGTAAAAAACAGCACACTGAATTTTTTCAATCTGCTGTAGACGGTAACTGATTTGTTTTATATTCTCTGTCCAGTGAGCCCAAATCTGTATTTTAGACTTGGGATTATTATCAAGATACTCTTTTATCTCCTCAACGAGCATCTCTAATTTATTATTGGGATCAAAACGATAAATACCAGACTCATCCGTTTTAGCATATCCAGATGTAACCTCTGCAAGTCTTAGCATTTTAGTTAAATGCGATCGTATTGTTACCTCATCTTTAATCTCAACTGAGTCTATTTCAGCTTGCAACTGAGTAGCAATCTGAGTATAAACTTGATACTGTTCTTTACTCAAAGAACACTCAAGCCTATCATACACTTTCTTAGGCAATGCAGGCATGGCCTCCTCTTTTTTAATGAGAAAGCACATTTTAGCTAATCTCTCTTGCAAAAGAGGAATATTCTGCATCTGCTCTAAAATTCTAATGCCCTTACCAGGAATATCTTTCCATACACCAAAAAATTCTTTAAACGCATTAAAAGAGGGAAAACCAGAGTAACCTTTACCCATAAACTCAAATTGAGTATATAAATCAAAAGCTGTGTTCCTAATGGGTGTGCCACTTAGTACAAGTCGTTTAGCTGCTGAGTCCCTTAATTGAAGACAAAATTTAGCACGCTTAGTAGAAAAATTAGCGATACAGTGAGACTCATCTAAAATAACTAAATCCCACTCTATTTTCTTACAAAGCGGAGTACCTACAGCAGCTTCATATCCCGCGATTACTACATGTGTTTTGTATTGTGGACCTACAAGAGACTCAATTAATCTTAGATTGCGTGCAGCCTCATTCGGTCCCTGCAGAATAGAGACGTGAGAGTTAAATTTACTAAACCTTTTAATCTCTCGTGCCCAATTGTTCCTAATATTTTTAGGCATTAAAATTAAGACCTGACCAGGTCTATTACGTGTGCTATTAGCAAGAGCAGAAACAAAATCAATTGTTTGTATCGCAGGATAAGTTTTACCGCATCCTGGCTCAGCAAAGAAAGCATAACCATCATTAGCAATCCCATTTGAGGCCATTACTTTTTGATAAAGTGTAGGCTCTGGGACGTTAGGATTCCATTTACCTTTCTTATCAAGGAACGGATTTAATTCTAATTCAGTTACTAAGTCTTCAGGAAATTTCTCTTCATAGACATACTTTTGAAGTAAGTCTTTATAGCGTGCTGAACGTTGAGCACTAGAAGAAAAAGAATTCTCACGTGCTATCATCTTATTAAGATGTTCACGTGCAGATTCCGTAATCTCTCGTTTACCTGTCCATCCACGTAAGAAAAGATAGAGAGAATAGTCCGTAGCGGGGACTAGAAAACGTGGATGATATACACCCTTTTTGCTTAGTCTACGATGCCCATGTTGGAATCGTCGATTAACAAAAAGAGAAGCACTTACAGAATAAGGTGAGCTTTTATTGTTTTCAACATCTTTATCATACACCTCAACGAGAAATTGCTTTACGTTGTTCTCGTTATTCTCTTCTTCTTTGGGTGTGTGATGCAGATCTAAGAACATAATCGCATCACCAAGATTGGTTTGTGGTCTCAGATAACGATCGGTAGCTTGGCTAAGAATTTGCATTGTTTACTTTCCTCAAAAATCTCCTATTTGTCTAATTTTTTAAGAATTAGAGTGGTGTAGATTTAGCAAACGCTAAATAGGCTTGCTTCTCAGAAGCAACTATAGCAGGTCTGCTGAGAAAGTCAAGTGGATTTTAAGTCTAGGTGTGGTAAGGACTTACGATCATCCCTCTATCGGGGGGTAGTGGACATTCATGTCGTAAGTTGTTGATATGTATAGGGTTAGGGCTGGCAAGGCCCCCTGTATTCTTATATATCGATTAATTAATAATGATACGTTAATTTTAATGAGCGATTAAAGCGTGAGGGACCAAGAGGTGAGCGATTAAAGCGTGAGGGACCAAGAGGTGAGGAAAAAGGAATAAGAAATCCTTAATGTGTTAAAACATCTACCCCAAAAGTACTAGACGGCACACTATTAACTCGTATATGACTAACAGCAGGGTTTTTTCTAGCGTATATATACATAGGGGGGGGATATATATATACGCTGGAGAAATAGGGGTGTAAGGGGGGCGATGGGCCGGAGAACTGTGTATGGTTTCTGTGAGAAACAATCGTACCGATTACGGGTAAGGGTCGAATACCTCAAAAGTACTAGTTTTTTAGGTCAATTAAGGGACTTTTATATAAGAAAAATGTTTTTCAAATAAAAGCCGATTAATGTGTGCGATTACTAAAAGATACGATTATAATAAGGGCCGTTTACTGATGAAAAAATATGTTTTAAAAAGTTATATAAAAATTTGTTGTTAAGAATTGAGATTGATAATGAGACTCAATCTCAATAAGATGTTTAGCTAGTTGATAATAATTGCAATGTTAATCTAATTAGTGATAATGGATTTTATGGATTTTAGCTTATTGAGACTTGTTCTCAATAATTTTTACCATTAGAGGGGTGTTTTTAATTGTAATTTAGTATTTTTAAGTTGAGGCTACGTAAAGATTTACGATTCTTTATTTAAGAAAGTTATCGAATTTTAATTGCTACCCTGTTAATAGGATTTAGTTTTTGCGGTTAGTGTCGCGGAGGCACAAAAAACTGAAACGAAAGGAAACGAAAACCGGGTTGCATTCCCCTAGGTTTTGATGCACCACAATTTGATTCCTGATAAACGGAACGCTAGGAGTTATGACCCTTCGCAGTTTATCCCTAAACGTCAAATCTAGTCTGTAGCACATTCTCAATTTTCAGGAGTCTAAAATGTCCGCCAAATTCAAGTTGTCACAGAATGGCAAATCGGAAACCTCAGAGGGTAAAAAGACACGTGAGCGGAAGTCACGTAACTATCCTCCGCAGGAGGTTGTCAATCCAAATACTGGCAAACGGTATGGACGATATCAAAAGCCTGTTGAGATAATGCCAGAGGTTCACGACGTACCTCCGGAGGATAAATTCGACGATCCTCTGGACTACTACAAGTCGATGAAGCCTTACTGCGAACGATTCGCTAAGATCTGTGACGATCGCATTTCTGAGTTGTCTCAGATGGATAAAGCGGCACGTAAGGATTTGAGGATTCAGCGACAACAGAAAGCCACTACGGCTAAGCTGCTTAAAAGTGACGCTGCTAAGGAAATAGCATCAGAACAACCACAAGTCGTTGTGGATCTGTTTGAGAGTGCTGTTAAGTCAGGAGCAGTCTCCGCTGATCAGATTGCCGAGCTACTGGCCAATCTGAATAAGGCAAAGGGAGTTGAAAATGGAGCCTAGCAGAGAACAACCTCGGCGTAGGGAGATAGAACGGATTGAGTCTAGAATCCTCTATTTACGTGCTAGGACACGCAATGCGGATAGTGCTGAGAAAGTCTATAAAGATGGTGTACGCTTGCTACGTGCTGCATCCGAGATAGCAGAAACGGGTATACGCCGTCTAACTCAGCTCGCGTCTGATATGAACGAATATCAGACAAACCAAGAGGAGTTATTCAAGCTAAATCGTCTTCTCAGGGAGATGAGGAGACACAGATTGAATAAGTCTATCGCAGAACGTTATATCATCCTGGCTGATCGGGGTGAGACGGAATGGAGTGATCATGACAGTTGAGGAGATTCGTCAGGCGGTTGAACTTGCCGAGCTAGGGATTGATCCCTGGCCCGAAGATGACACCGAGTTGAGAGAGGAATAACATGCTAACTGCACATTTGCTTGGATGGATTGCAAGTGATTGCAATCAAGCTGGTTTCACTGACGATGCTAGTCGGTTCATAACTGATTGGTATTCGACACAAGGTATGAATTGTGGCTTTCACGATGGATGGATAGCAAGAGAAAGTATGGAAAGATAATAAAGACTAGCTAGAATGTAGGGATTTATCCTCTTGCTAATAAGTAGGGGGGTATATCCCGCATTTTAGCTAGCTTCTCACATGGGCACCCACCCTTTCATTCTCCAGCAAAAATTTTTCAGAAAAACCATTGTGAAAAAAATCTCAGAAAAACCATTGTGAAAAAAATCTCAGAAAAACCATTGTGAAAAAATTTTTCAGAAAAACCATTCACACCCTTGACTTTCCCTTTCTTCTCCTATACAATACGGACATACAAACAGAATTGCTACAAAACGAAGTATCCATTTTAATTGCTAATCAACGAAGTATACCAAGCCAGGGATGGCTCTTTCAACACCTATCTTCCACTTTTCTATTTCCAGTGTTTCATATAGAAACATTTTCTCCTCTTGTCTCATTTCCCAAGTGTCCACTCACCTCATAAACCCTTATACCTCAATGACTTACCTCATCCCCTACTATCCTCCTCACTATAATTTCTCAGCAGAGATATAATAAAAAATAAATAATCAATTAAGAAAAATTTAATTAAGTAAACATGATAAAAAATAGATTATCTGAATCTTTTGAAACGAATTTATCAGAATTTATTGAGGCTAATAATGTTTCTGTCCCTAATGATTTTAAGATTGCTAGGGAATTAGAGCTTGCAAGAAGTGCTTTACAGGATGCTAGGGATTCTTATCTTCTAGTTCGTTCTTCTCTTAAGAAACATATTGATAAATTAATTGAAAAAGAAGAGTTAGACAGTACAGAAACATTAGCTCTTACTCGCATTCTTGACTCTTTAAACGATCGCGTAACTAAATTAACTAAGCAGATAAAAGAAACTGCCTCCATTGCGAAGATGGGGGCTGAGATTGAGTCGCTGATATCCTCCCGCCTTGATGCGGCTCAGGTCTATTCCATCATTTCTCAGCTCCCATCTCTTTTACATGCTCATTTAATGAGTCGTCTCATTGCGTATATTACCTCTAATAATCTTACGATAAACAATTCTAAGGTATTAGAACCCGAGGAGGTGAGTAAAGGATTTGCTGATGAGGCTACAATTGGTTTTTCTGAATTAATAGAGCAACAAATTAATGTCTTAACTTATAGACGCGAAGAGAAGAGTGAGGACAAACCGGCTGTGGTTGAGGAACAGGTTGTGGCGATGCTTAATTCTGTTCCTCGTGATGAGGGTAAAGTTTTAGATGCAGACAGTGACGACGCAAGACGTCTTAGAAACTCCTAAACTTACTGAAGCGTGGTATCCTTTAAGATATCATGAGATTCAGGCTAAAGTTTGGTCCACTGCTGTTCACAGACGTAAGAAATTTATTGCTCTGGTAGCTGGGCGTGGGTCAGGTAAAACTGAGTTAGCTAGGAGATGGACTGTTTTAAATTTAGCATTTAAAAAAGATCACCCTGCACTGTATGCGTATTGCCTCCCTACTTACTCTCAGGCATTAAAAGTTGCATGGTATCCTATTCTCTCTTTGATACCACAAGATTGGTTATATGAGAATAGCATCAATAAATCAGAGAGTACGATAACTACTATTTTTGGCAGTAAACTTTATATTGTTGGGATGGATAAACCTCATCGGCTGGAGGGGCTACAATTAGATGGCATAGTATTAGATGAGTCTTCAGATCATCGACCTGAGACGTTTAGGAAAACTATTTTTCCGATGCTGACTCATAGAGATCCGTGGTGTTGGCGCATTGGTGTTCCTAAAAAAAGTGGGCTTGGTCGTGTTGACTTTAGATTATTTTTTGAGCAGGGCTTAGATCCTGATAGTAATATAGGAGCGTTTACGTGGCCCAGTGAGACGGTTTTAACTTCTGATCAGATTGAAGAGGCTAAAAAACAATTAGACCCACAAGAGTATGCTGAGCAGTTTGAGGCTCAGTGGGTAGATAGTGGTGGTACTGTTTATTATAACTTTAGTAGAGAGAACATAAGTGATGGTGCTCACTATATACCCGGTAAACGTATTATTGTAGGCTGTGATTTTAATGTTAGTCCGATGGCGTGGGTACTTTGTCATTTTGAGGAGGGTGAGTTAGATGTATTTGATGAGATTTTTCTTTATGACACTAATACTCAAAAAGCACTAGATACACTACATAATAGATATGGGGCGTTACAGGCTGCGTCTGATGGTGAGTGGACTTTTATTGGTGATGCGTCAGCTAGGCAGCGTAAAACATCGGCTACGAGAACTGATTATTTGACTATTAAGAACGACGTACGGTTTGGTAATAAACGTGTGTTATTTCCTCCTCGTAACCCGCATTTGCGTGACAGGTTTGCTTGCGTGAATGCGGGTTTTTTAAACGCGGCGGGTGAGAGGCGAGTTACTATTAATCCACGCTGTAAGCATTTAATTAATGACTTACAGATTATGAGTTATAAAGAGAAGACGAGTGAGCTGGAAAAATATGATGGCACTGATATTGGTCATGCGAGCGACGGGTTAGGTTATGTTATTTTTGTTTTGATGCCCATTGAGCTTAAGAAAAGTGTTGCACCACAAATTTTATCGAGGAGGTAATTGTGGGTAAAAGAAAGAAAAAGAAGCGAGATGAGTTTCCAGAAGATCAGTATGTAGATTTTAGTTCACTGGAGCCTGAAGCACGTACGTCTGCATTAGAAGATTTATATGCAGAAGATAGTGGTTTTGATGGTGTTGATTTAGAGAGTGAAGAAGAGGATGATTTACCGCGATTTAGTGAGATAAATAAAAGATTTAAGTCTAAAGATTTTAATATTTATGCGAATGGTGAAACTCCCACAGTTACTAAAAATACTTTTGAATTGTGGCCACAAACAGGTAAAGGTAAATTTGACCCATTTACGATCGTACAAAATTTTGGTGACTGTGTAGATGCTGCATTCGTAGAAATGATGGCTGGGTTTTTAGGATTTAGAGCATCAATACCATCATATAATGAGGTTTTGCATTATATTGCAGCATTTTATCATTATGCTCAAAGAGGATATTGTGGTCATGGTTGGAGCATGTATGAGTGTGCTAAATATGCTAGAAGATTTGGGTGGTGCCCAGCTAAAAGGATTGAATTAAACAATCATGTTTTGGACTTTGACGACGAGAATGATAGTGAGTATAAAGTTGCAAGAGATTGGTGTAGATCAGGACCGCCACGCCGGTTAGAAGAATGGACGGCAGAAAATTATCCGTTTGAAGAGGGGGCTATTTCATCTTTTGATGGTGATACATCAGATTTAAAAGAACTTTTACTTGCGGGTGGTGCATTACATCATGGTAGTAATTATACTGCCGATAGTAGTAGACGACCTACAAATTTAAAACGCATTGGAGCACATGCTCAAACACTATTTAAAGGTGAGTGGTCAGAGCGTACATTGGACTTTTTTAATGAGCGAAGTAATTATAATTTTGATGAGGATGATTTTCCTTGTGCGAATCATCAAACTTGGGGTAATTGGTCTGGAGAAGTAAGTAATAGATTTTGGCCATCATGGTGGGGACCAAAACCTCAAGGAGCTTGGATTATAAGTTCTAAGCAGTATTTTAAGTATTTTAATTCAAGGGCACAAGCATACTTACCACTTTTTAAAGGTATTCCTAGCGAATCACCAGGTCCTATACCACCAGAACCTGTACCACCAGAGGAGGAAACTGTTAAAATTCGATTAATTGTTGATGTTCCAAAGAATGCGAAAGCGGGTCAATTCGATCATGTGATTGAATTGAAATAGTTAACTTTAACTTTTAAGGAGAAGAAGAATGGCTTTGGATCAAGGTGTTTTGGATGCTGTAACCAATTCTAATTTTAAAGCAATGGCTGAGCTTCCGATTCAAAATGCTATTGCACATCAGAATCGCCTCAATATGATTGCTGAGGCTTCTGTTGGTCAGATTCTTAATCTTATGAATGGTCTTGATCCTGCTGAGGCAGTTTCTACTACTAAGGTTATTGAAGCTGATTTGCAGACTGTTAAGAAAGCTATTGCTGATATGGGGGCAATTGTTGCCGGTCTACAACAGTTGATGAAAGGGGCACAGACTACCCCACCTCCAACTGCATAACTAATTTTTAACACTCAACCAGTGAGATTAATTTCTCACTGGTTGAGTATATTTTAAGTTATAAGGGAGGAAAAAATGAATCGGTTAGAACATGCTAGTATATTGTATCGACGAGCAGTAGCGGAAGCAGCTAAAACATATCGCAATAATATAATTGAAGCAGAGAAGAGATTAAGACGTGAGATTGATGATTACAGTAGGGAAATACAAGAATCAGCATCTTCTTCTCTTGAAGGTATGGATATAGGTAGAGTTGAAGTAAATGAGAGTCCTGTTAATGAACTTGTTGGAATGGTGGCAGGACTTGCTGAGCAAGTACAAAGTTTAGTTGTTTCTTATCAAGATAGTTTAAAAAGACCTGAATCAATTAATGATTCTGATCTTGAACCTGAACCTGAGCCTGAAATAAAAAGAGAGGTTTCACCTACAAAAAAAGTGACAAAGAAAAAAACGGTAAAGAAGATCTAAGATGTTAGAAATAATATGTATCATTTCAATAGGACTTTGGATAGGAACTACACTTTTTCTTATTAATGGGTTATATTTAAAAAAGGAAAATAGAAATAAGAAAAATGAAACTATTGTGTTAGAGCCTGTTATTTATTCAAAAGCGGATTTTATAGAAATTCCTGATGGTATCTGTGGAAGAAGGGCATGGGATTTACATTTTTACATTGATAATCATGATTGCGGAGATCCTTATGATTGGAAAGGCATAGCAGATTATGTTGATAATTGTACGATTGAGATAAGGACTCCTATTTTTCTTAGTTCTGATATGAAAGAAGCATTGATTAAAGGGGCAAGAAAAATAAATATGCATCATATTCGATGGACAAGAAGACGTCTTGATGGTGCTGAAGATAAATATTGTATAGAGGTTTCTAATATACATGGATGTTAGTTGGATAATTGAGATTGTTAAACAAATACCTGCTCTTGTAGTATTGGTATATTTAGTTAAACAATTTATTGATAATCAACGAGAAAGGGATAAGTTATTTCAGCAGCTTAATGATAATTGTCACAATGTTTAACAACGATCAATTGAAGCTACTTATGAGAATACTCAGATGTTAGGGAAAATATCTGAGGTTATGAGGCAATGTCATTTTAAGGAAAAAGAGGGGTAGAAGATGGAAGATAAACTTCCTAAAAAAGATTCAGATGCAGATCGATTGATTCATAAAATGGCTGAAGTTATAGATTTAGAAAAAGTTGTAATTTCAGCTTTAAAGAAAAGTGGTAATGGGCAAAAGGGGCCGTGGTGGATTATGGCGATACAGCAGGTAGGATTTCCTATCGTAGCAGTTTGTGTTTTAGCTTGGGGCTTTTGGATGTTAATTTATCCAGAGCGTGAAGCACAAACTAAATTAATTAATACAACTATTGATAGTAATAAAATTCTTATTCAAGAAACAGGTAAATGGGGTGAAAGTATTCATAAATTGGATACAACTTTAAAAGAAATACATCAAGGAAGTGGTGGGGTAGCTGAAGTTCATAAGGAACAAACCGAACTTTTGAGAGAGATTCGAAATCACACTATAAAATAGGGAGAACTGATATGGCTGCTGGAGATTTAACAGTTTTTAATGCTTTTGGAGATGTAATTGGTGAAGAAGTTCATAATATGTCGAGTGACACTTTTAAAATGGGACTAGTTACTAATGGTGTAACTCCGACTGCTGATGATACTACTCCTACGTGGAGCGATTATTCTGGTAGTGAGGTGAGTACAGGAGGTGGATATCCTGCAGATGGTATTACTCTTACAACAGTAACTTGGACTAGATCGGGAGCAGTTACTACATTTGATGCTGATAATGTAAGTCTTAGTCAGGATGGTTCTGGGTTTACAAATGCGTATTGGGCTATTATTTATAATGATAGTGCAGCTAGTGATGATGCAGTTTGTTTTATAGATCTTGGTGGTCCTGTTTCTGAACAAGCTGGAGATATCGCTATTAATTTTAGTGGTTCAGGGATTTGTATTATTACCGCTAATCCTTAATAATATGGTGTATATTGATTTGGAACTTTGTTGCGATCAAAGTTGTGGTAAGAAAATAGAAATTTTAAGGATGTACGAAAAAGATAAAAATTTCGGTGATCCTTATGATTTTGCTGCAATTGTGATAACAGAAGAACCTTGTACAATAGAATTTAAAGGAGTTTTAAAAGCACCTACTGTAAGGCAATGGAGGGCTATGTGTAAATATTTTGCTAGTAGAAGGTATAAAGAGCTTAAATTTGAACGTAAAAAGAATGGTGTCAGTAGTTGGCATCGTAAATCTTTGGATCGGTACATAAAGGAGTTAGAAATGCCTAAGGATCTTTCAAAAGATACATCTTATGATGTAATTGTAACACTAAGAGTTCTTGATGATGAGGCTCAAGAAGAATTTTATACTGCGACTTTAAGTTATAACGATGTTCCTGTTGATGTAGTTGATATTGTACAAAAAACATTAACAGAGTCTTTAACTGGTTTGTCAAAATATTTGGGTAAGAAGAAAGAAGATAAATAGAATGTCTAAAAAAGATGAAGGATACATCGTTCGTGTTTGGTGTAACATATAGCGGAGTTAGTTAGATGAGTTTTGACGAAAACAATATGACGACGTTTAGCCGACGATGCCAAAATTGGATGTTAGCATTCCAGAATTTGCGTGAAGAGGCCCAACGTTTAGATGACGTGTATACCAACGAAGCCGCTAGCGGATCAGACCCGCAATGGTCCGACACAGAAATCGCCACGGCCGCAGAACACGTCGACGCCATTCTAATGTTTCGCGACGTAAAAAAGTTCTGCGAAAATGAAGCCGTAGCGACTCAGGACCGCCAGCAATGGATTACCCCGTTTATTCAAACTGATCCATAGGGTTAGCGTTATGGCTTTGAAATTTGTAAATTTAGGTAATGGCAATGATAGTAACGATGGCAGCACGTGGTCTTTAGCCTGGAATACGTTTAATAAAGCTGCAATTTCTGCGAATGCTGGGGATGAAGTACGTATCAAATATGATTCGTCAGAAACGAATGCTTCTTCGCAAACGCACGATTTTTCAAATGGGACGCACGCAGCACCTGTTCGAGTAGTGACGGTCACTAAAGGTGCAGCCGACAACGGCGACGACGATACATATACCAAAGCGTCATCTTACAACGTTCAGACTACCGGCGCTTCGTCAGATTTGGAAATACGAGGGCGAGTTGTCTTACACGGAATTTATCTTGACGCAGGCGATGATTTAAAACTGGGCTACACGTATGATCATCAGCGATACTACGATTGTACGTTGGAAGCTACCGACTATTTTTCCATTGCCGGGGCGTCGAACATTGTAATTGTCAAATCGACGCTAACGCTCGAAGATAGCAGTCTCGGCTTTTACCTAAACACTGGCTCGCGAACGGAGTTGTACGGTTGCACCATTTCGTGCACGGCGACGGGCAAAATTGGAGACATGCTTTACGGTGCTGTGTTTATCGCCGAAGCATGTACTTTCACAGCTTCCGGTGCTTTTACGACGTTGTTGGCCAGTAGTCCTAATTATTCCAACCTTGGTGTTTTTCGTCGTTGCAAATTTCCCGGGGCAATCGCCCAAGCAACTGCCAATACGCCCTATGGTGGATCTGCGATCATTGTTGAGAATTGCTACAATACTACTGACACCAAGCCGTTTCTCGAAGAATCGATCAAGTTTCAATATCACGGCAAATGTGCGGCAGATAGTGCGACCTATCGCGACAGTGCCGCTGCAATCGAATATGGACCGACCGGTTCGTACCTTCGGTGGTCTTGGCATTTAGACCCTGATGGATCAAATCCACCAAAATTTGAAGCACCGATGTATGGTTTCCCTATTGCTGTTTGGTGTCCAGAAAACGCAACGAGCATTACTGTCTATTTTGCAAGCGGCACAACTCAAGGCCATGACGATTTAGAATTTATGCTCCAATCGCCTAACGAGGATAGTCCAGCAAACGCTGACGCCGAATTCGATCAAGTGTTAGCGTCACCATGCAGTGCTGAATCCGCGTCGTCACACACGTCGGATTCTTCTACTTGGACCGGATCGGATGTCGGAACCAAACAGAAAAAGACGTGGACAATTGCACCGACGGAAAGTGGCTGGGCTGTTGTTACTCCGATCCTACGCACCAATGACGATATCTATATTTGCCCGAAACTTGAAGTAGGGACGTCATGAGCCGCGAATCCGTTATCAACTCGCTAGCGGTTTCCGAAACAACGGATGACCAATTCGTTGTAAATGGTGTTTCTCTTTGTGAAAGTATTTCTGCAGCTGCTACTCAAATTGATTGTACTCTTGGTCAATTACAAATTGAGGGTAAACAAGCTACAGTTACTCAAGGTACAACTGTTACTTGTACTCTTGGCCAATTACAAATTGAAGGAAAACAGGCTACAGTTACTCAAGGTACAACAGTAGAATGTATTTTGGGTCAATTACAAATTGAAGGAAAACAGGCTACAGTTACTCAAGATACAATTGTTATTTGTACTCTTGGGCAATTAGAGATTGAAGGTAAGCAAGCAATAATTGTTCAAGATACAACAATTATTTGTACTCTTGGACAATTGGAAATAAGTGGTCAGAAAGCTAGTATTGTAACTGGTACTACAGTTACTTGTACTTTGGGTCAACTTGAAATAGAAGGAAAACAAGCTACTGTTGTTCAAGATACTACCATAAGTTGTACTCTTGGACAATTAGAGATAAGTGGTCAACAGGCTACAGTTCAAACTGGTAAAAATATAAATTGTATTGTTGGTCAGTTAGAGATTGAAGGTAAGCAAGTAACAATTGTTCAAGATACAACAGTTACTTGTACTCTCGGACAATTAGAGATTGAAGGTAAGCAAGCTACAATTCTTCAAGGAACGACTGTAAGTTGTTCTCTTGGTCAATTAGAGATAAATGGTTACAATTGTATAATAGGTCTTGGTAAAACTATTACATGTACTTTGGGTACTCTTGAAATTCAAGGATATCCAGTTACAATAGAATCTGCTTTAATAATATCTTGTACCGTAGGTCAATTAAAAGTACAAGGTTATAATTGTACAGTTAGTTCAGTTGCTGCAATAGAAGCGGATTATTTTTATAGAATAGAAATTTCTAAAGGTGGTGTATTAAGTGAGGATATTATAACTTTAGATGATGATCCCATATTAATAGATGGTGAAATTATAGTACATGACGGTGGAGTGACTGATGGAGATGTAGGTCATTTTTATAAGATAGAAAGTCCATAAAATGGCTGATGTTCGAGCATATACAGGTTTGATTAGAGTTGCCAGTCGATCATTATATGAGCAACCTATTGGTATTACTGATGATGATGTTTTGCAAATAGATGGTACACCCAATTCAGGAGAATATGGAAAATTTACCGCTAATGGATTAGAGGGTAAAACAGTAGCCGAAACTCGTTCTGATTTAGGTATTTGGAAAGATATGGTAAAGGATTATAATGCTAATGGAAATGGAGTTTATGACAATACTACTGCATTTCAAAATATGTTAGATGATTTTGCAGATTCTTCTCGTTATGGTGGAAAAGTTTATCTTCCTGCAGGAACATATTTGTGTGGAGCATTAACAGTTTCTGCAGATATGCAATATTTAACAATGGTAGGAGAAGGATCAGCTACTACAACTGGAAGTAGAATTAAAAATACTAGTACATCTCCATTATTCACATTTGCTGGAAATGCTGATAGAATTACTTTTGAAGATTTGATTCTTGCCCACAATGGAGTATCAGCAGGACATTTAATTTATGCTGTAAATAATTCAGCTAGAATGATTTTTAATAGATGTTCTTTAGATTTAGATAATCCTGCTAAAGCTGCAATTTATTTAGAAGGTCAAGTATCACTTTTACATCTTAATCATAGTTATTTATCATCTGCATCTACACAGAGTGTACCAATGGTACATGTAAGAGGTAGTAATTTTTATGGATGTGCAGTAGATCATTGTAATATTATTGGAGATGCATCTGTAACAAGTACATTGATGCATTTTGATAATAGAATGAATGGTCAAAAGTCATTTGGGCCTATTTTTAGGAATACAACATTTGCATATCCAACTAAAGGTGCTGTAACACTTAGTTCTTGTTATTCAACTTATTTTGAGCATGTAACAATTGTTGATGGTTCTGCTGCAGCTCCTATTTTCTTATTTCAAAAGAGTGATGCATATCCGGGTTCTCTTGTTTCTAAGGATGCTGTATTTATGCAGTGTGAGTTATTAATAGGAGATGCTACTTATCCTGATATTAAATGGGATAGTAATCAGGGAGGAGGTACAGGTGGATTAATTATTATTGGTGGTAAAATTAATTATATAGAGTCAGAAACTCCTAATACAATTATTCTTGAAGGAAAACAAACAACGGGCCTTACTCCTGCTGCTACTGAGGCTTTAAAAATTAGAGGAAATGAAATTATATTTCCTACAGATAGAAGTGATGGAAATAGTAGTAATAATTCAATTGGTCATAGTTCTACTCAAAATACATTAACGTATGCTAATCCTGCTGGAACAAAATATACTGTTGATTTAACGGCTATATAAGATGCAAGAACATCCCTTAGTTTTACGTGCTAATGTTAAACCAAGAAAACCTTTTGGATTTGAATTTGGTTATTATGATACTAATGGAGTATGGCAGGAAGAAGATATTACTGGAGAAACGATATACTTTAGTTTAGTTTATAGAGATGGAACAACTGTAATTGCTTTTACTAATGATAATGTTACTATTGTAAGTGGAAGTGCTGGACAAGCTCAGTATTCTTGGACAATTGCAGATATTAATGCAATGATAGCTAAAATTACAGAAGGACGAGATGGTACATTTTATGCACATTTTGGTATAGCAGATGGTACAGGTACCTCTGGTGGACAAGATTTAGGTCCTATTAGAGGAAGATCAATGAAAATATTTGCTACGTTGGCTGAAGGAATTAGCTAATGGCTAATACTACAACAGTTTTAGGTCCTATCATGGTTCATGAGAAACCTAAAACTTCTGAAAGTTCATCTGCTCAAATTAGAGCAATTACTGCTTGGGATAGTAGACTTAGCCAAACAACAGATTTTGTTGCGTATGATCGAGTGAGAGAAATTAGACTTGATGCTACTGTTCAATTAGCACAAGAAGCAGTTCTTGCTCCTATGATTCATACTCCATGGAATTATAAGTCTAAAGATAAAGCACCTAAAAAAGCTAAGCAGTTAATTGAAGATTGTTTATCTGAAAAAAGAGATTGGTTTCTTCAGAATATTATATTTAATACTTTAGATTTTGGTTGGGCTCCTTTTGAAGTAATTTATGATTTTAATGGAACTAATATAATTATTACTGAATTTAAACAACTTCTTCATGATTATACTTGGATTCTTGTATATGTAGAAACAGGGAGATTTGCGGGATTTACTAATGAACCCACACTTTTAGGATCACATCTAAATGCAGTAATAATTGAAGAACCTTATGGAATTAATTATAATCTTAGGGTAGAAGGTACTGATTGGTATGGTATTTCTAAGTCACAAACTTTAGATCCTATTGTAGAATGTTGGCAAGATGTTGAAGATACTGCAAATCGTTATGATCGTAAAATTGCAGGGGCTACATGGGTAGTTTATTATCCTGTTGGTGAAACTCCTTATAATGGCACATTAACAAGTAATGATGAAATAGCTAATACTCTTCTTACAACACTTGAAGCATCAGGAGCAATTGCTATACCTGATGAGATTCAAGGGTGGTTAGATGATTCTGTTGAAAGGGAATTAAAGGGTAAATGGAGAATTGAATTAATATCTGTTTCAGGCAATGTAACTGAAAATTTTGTTGATCGACAAAAATATTTAGATAATTTAAAAGTGAGAGCATTTGGTATTCCTGAAAGGAGTATATTAGAAGGTAAATTTGGTACTAAAGCTGAAGCTGAAACTCATGCTGATATTGCTCTTGCAACTATTAATACAAAACATCGTTTAATTTGTGATCAAATTAATAAAAATGTAATTAAACCACTTTTACGGTTTAATTATGGAGAGAATCGAGAGGATATTGTATGGATTGAGCCTGCTCCTATGGTAGATGCTCAATTTAGTACTGTAAAAGAAATTTATAGACTTATTATGCAAACGCCCTCATTAGCAGAGCTTGAGATTAAGAATCTTGATGTTCCAGGATTGAGAGAACAATTAAATCTTCCTTCAGTACCAAATGCTCCTAATGACTATGAAGTAGTTAAGGAAGTTTTTGGGCAATTTGGTGAAGAAGTTGGAACTGGGAGTATATAATGGCATATTGTGAACAAATTGATCTTGAAAATATTTATGGTAATATAAATATTAATAGATGGGCAGATGCTGATGGTCGTGGAATCAATAATAGTGATAGAATTACTTGGGCAATGACATTTGCTACTAATTATGTTGATAGTAGACTAGCTAATGGTCCTTATGATGTACCATTTTCATCTCCTTATCCTCAAATGATTGTGGATATTACAGCTCTTTATGCTGGTATTCTTTTACATGATACAAGACAAATAAGTGTATCTAGTGATGATAAGTCTGAGATACAGAGACAACGAAGAGATTTTGAAAGATTTATACATCAAATTCTTAGAGGTCAAATGAGATTATTAGATTCGAGTGGAGATCAATTAGACTTGAATGCAAAAGCATATCCTGAAGTTGTTGATACGGATGATGTAGATGATGATTATTCGGCTGCTGAAATTTCATTGTAAGGAAAAATATAATGCCATACAAATGTAAAAAAGTTAATGATAAATATGTTGTACATAAGAAAGGAGAAGATGGTAAATGGAGTGTATTAAAGTCTTCCGGTAAACATGATACTGTTGAGGCTTGTCAAAAGCAAGTCAAAGCATTGTATGCTCAAGAGGGTAAAATGCAAAATGAAGTAGATATTGAATTAGACGGTTATGTAGGATATCAAATTACTGCAGATGGATTAAATTATGATTTGAGTTATATTAATAAGAAAGAAGTTAGAATTAGTATTTCTTCTAAAGGTGGTGATTATTTAGAAGCAATTACTATCTTCAATAAATTTCGTGAATGTGGTAAAAAGGTAACAACTGTAGCTAATGGGCCGTGTATCTCTGCTGGAGCTGTTGTGCTTTTAGGTGGAGATACGATTGAAGCAGCTTCAAATGCAATTATTATGTTTCATAAACCCACTTATTCTTCGGATAAGGCAGTAGATGAAGAAGAAGTAGATAAAATAAAGGATAGTCTAACTGCGGCTACAATAAGTTTAATTAATACAATTAAAGAAAGAACTGGGTGGGATGATGATAAAATACGTAGTTTTCTTACTGAAGAGAAATGGTTAACGGCTCAGGAGGCTTTAGATATGGGAATTATTGACAAAATTCTTCCCTTTAAACGGAAGAGGATTGATAAGGAGGGGTTAAATGCTCCTTCAGAGATTTTGAACTTTGTTGATGATCAGAATAAGGAGTTAGACATGACCGCATTTAGAGAGTTGTGTTCTTCGTTGGAAATTGAAATTTCTAATGAAGCCACAGAGGAAGAAGTTACTCAATCAATTGTTAATTGTGTAAGTGATCTTCGTGATCAACTTAAACAACTTAATGAAAAAATTAAGGAGGCTGAACAAAAAATTCCGAAACCAAAATCTAAGCTACCTACCACCTTGCTTAATATGGTAAGGCGAAATCGTGAAGGAGAAGTTAATCAACTTGTTAGTGAAGGTAAAATTACCGTTGCTGTAGCTAACGAGTTGAAAACTGTCTTCATTACAGATGATATTCAAAATCATGTTGATGAAGATGGAAATATTTCGGATGCGTTCGATAAAACAATGGACGCTTTGCGTAAGAACGAAAAAGTCTTAAATCTTGGAGAAAGATCAGGAACTCAACAGCTTCCGAAAACTGATCCAAAAGAGAATCCTCTTTTGCTTGATGCGGAATCTCGTGCAAAGAAAGGACGTTAGAAATGGTTCAAAAATCATTAGGCGGTTCGGCAGGTGATTTTGTATTGCACCACGAATCACTACAAAAGTGTCTTACGTATGGTCAAGTTACTGCTCCAGCGAGTGGTGGAGATTTTGCTAAAACTAATATGACAGCGTATCCTTTGCTGGCTAGTAATGTTTTGGCTAAATCAGGAGACGAAGCGAGTGTTGTAGCATTCGTTATTTATGGAGAACCTATTTCAGCTTTAGGGAATGGTGAGTCTACAACAGGTCCGTTGTACACTATTCTTAATATCTTTGATGGAGTGGTTCTTAATAAGAATGCTCTTCCTACTAATGATGCAGCGGCTACACCAGCAGCTTTCGATAAGGATGCGATTGAAACTGCTATTGAAGCTATTACTCCAGGTGCGTTTGCTAGAGTAGAAGCGGAACCGACTAATACTTCAACACAAACTACGTAGTAAGGAAGGAATATAACTATGCCTACTCTTGATGTCTTTTCTGCTGATTGTTTCAGCATGATGTCATTGACGGCAGCAGTAAATAAGTTGCCGCATAAACCACAATTAATTGGAGACATGAATCTTTTTCAAGAGGTTCCTGTCAGAACTCGAAGTGTGTTTGTGGAAGAACAACGTGGAAAACTTTCTGTTCTTGCTCGTGCAGGAGTAGGAAGTTTTGAAAATATTCGATCACGTCCTGATCGAGTAACTACTAATTTTATTGTTCCACATTTTCCGCAATTTCAAACTGTTCTTGCAGAGGATGTACAAGGATTACGTCCTTTTGGTCAAGAAACTGAATTGCAGGCCGTTGCTGCATATGTTAATGATCAATTGCAAGGAATGGTAGATAATCACGATGTTACTCAGGAATATCATCGAATTGGTGCTATTACTGGTAATGTTCTTGATTCAGATGGAGCTACATCTATCTACAATTTGTTTACTGAATTTGGTATGACACAAGTAGTTATTCACTTTGATTATGACACAGTGACTAATTATGGTTTATTGTGTACAACCATTATTCGACAGATTGCAGATCAATTAGGTGGTACGTCTTATGGGCAAATCTATGCACTTTGTGGAAACAATTATTTTGATGCAGTTGTTTCTCACTCTAGTGTGCGTACTGCTTATGACCGTTGGTTGAATGGTGAGATGTATCGTGTTTCACAATTAGGACCAGAGTGGTATGCTTTGGCAACAAATGGACTAATGTTTCAAAACATTATGTTCATTAATTATCGTGGAACGATTGGTAGTCTTACTTTCCTCGCAGATGACGATGCGTATTTCTTCGCTTCTGGTGTTCCAGGTCTTTTCCAAGAAATTGTAGCTCCTGCAGATTTCATGGAAACGGTTAATACTCGTGGACAAAGAGTATATGCTAAACAAAAAATGCTCGACTATAATAAAGGCGTTGAGCTTCATACGCAGCATAATATTTTGTCTATTTGTACTCGACCGAGTTCTGTGATTAAATCAACGGTATGTGACTTTACTGGAGAAGGTACAGGTACTGGAAGCTGTGCGTAGGTAAGACGGATTTGGGGATGATAGGGGCAAGGAAGCTCCTATCATTTTAAAATTATGCCACAGTCTGCAAATAGAATTTATATTCAAATTGAGCTTAAGGCAATAATGAAATTTCGTCGTATGGCTCCACAACGACGAAAAGAGTTATTTGGAACAGCTGCAGAGAGGTACAAACAATATCTTAGAAAGCGTTATATTTCTAATTCTAGTGGAAAAGGTGGATGGGCTGAATTAAAGAAAAGTACAAAACAAAGAAAAAAACGAAGAGGAATTGCGACAAATCCAAATTGGATTTTACGTGAAAGTAATACTCTTTTAAATAGTATGGATTATCAATTAAATCCTAAAGGTTTTGAAATTGGTTATTTAGGAATAAAATCACAAGATATACATCCTACAAATGATTATACAGCTGCTCCAATTACTGTAGGTGGTTTGGCGGAAGTTCATCATTTTGGATTAGGAAGACAAATAGCAAGACCGATTATTGTTGAACCTGATTCTAGGCATTATAAATTAATTATAGAAGCTGTGCAAAAAGAATTTAATAAATTAATTAGAGAAGTGAACATCTAATGGACTTAGATACTCCATTTGTACTTGTATATAATGCTCTTTGGAGAATGGCAGAGCGTAATGGTAAATTAATGAAATTAGTACGTCCTTTGAATAGGATTAAATATGAAAATATTGGTGAACCTAAATTTAATATTGAAGATGGGGATTTGCCGGAATTGTCTTTAACGTCGCGAGGCGTTAATAGTAATATAATGAATTCTTCTAGTACTTCTTCAGTAGTAAGACAATATGGATGGGAGATTACTACTGGTGAATATCAAATGAATTTATATAATGCTATTTGTTGGGAATTATATCGTGCAATGATTGATTGGGATGTAACTTTATGTGCATTAGAATGGCCAAAGGATTCTGATTGGCATTTTATAATAAAAGCAAATACAATATCAGCAGAAGAAGGAACATTCATGCGAGATATGAATCGAGGTATTTCTGGTTGGGCAGGTATATGGATTGCCGAAGTAGAAATGCATTTTAACACAAGTGACTTAAGAATAAGTTAGGAGATATATAATGGCATCACCGTCTAATGTTAGATCAGGTAAGCATGGAGCTGTAAATGGAGTTCCAAGTGTTAGAAATTGGACATTAAATATTCTTAATCAGGTAGAAACAAGGATTCATTCTGCCTCTAGAGGTGGTCCAGAGAGACATCAGGGAATTGAAGATTGGAATGCGGTGATAGAGGGATTTGGCGGTAATCCAGGAATTTTCCCCGGTGAAGATCTTACAATGAGTCTCTTTACTGGTCCATCTACTGGAGTATTTGGAGCAACAGGATTAGCTTATACGGGTACAGCTATTGTAGATAGTCTTACAATTAATTGGTCTTGGCAGCCTAATCAATCGATTAATTGGAGCGCTAATATTTCCGCAAATAGTTGTATTGGATATACTGAAGCAGATATTGTAGATAGTAGTACAACTTGTTATGCTCGTGCGTGTGGATTAAATGTATATTATTATCAAGATCTTTGCGCAGGTACCGGTACAGCGGATGTTTTATGGGAGAGAGTTGAGTCTGCTACTTTAACTATTACTGCTGATAATCAAGCATATGTTAACTCTTCAACGACTTGTTGTACATATCGAGTACCAGGAAATATTGACTGGACACTTGATATTGTTGATCAAGAAGATTATAGAGTAATTGATGAATATGATGATTATGCAGCATTTAAACTTTATGTAGATGGAACTAATTATTGGGATATTGCATGGGGTATTTTGCAAGGTATTAATAATGTAAGAGTTGATATAGAAAGTGGAGCTGTTAAAACTAAAACAAATAGTCTCGCTATGACTAGTAGAGTTTGTTGCGATGTAGTTGGATCTGCTACAGATGCTGAAATAGGGCATATTATTGATCCTGGAGGAACTACTAAGTGGCCTGAAACTGAAACTTAAGGAGGTATAGATGGCTGCCCCAAATCTAACAGGTGCCTCGTATCCATTAAAAATCAGTGGAAAGGAATTTGAGGCTTCTGCTTTTTCTGAACGTGATTACGATGAAATTGATCTTTATATTCAATCTAAAATAATAGAGGTAGCAAAGCGTAATTTAGATAGTTTATATCCTAGTGAACGTACTCAATTTCTTCAAGCTGCTATTAAGGCAGCTGCTTCTTCTGGATGGGGAACAGAAGAAGGTAATAGAATTATGCTTACAGTAGAGGGAGCTTTACGTCTTGGATGGCAATTAGTAAAGAAAACTGGTATCTCATGGGAAGATTTTCATGAGCTAGGAAGAAAAGAAGATCAATTAACTAATAACTTATTAAATATTGATATTGCATATGGTAAACTTAATTTTTCTAATAATGGAGAGGATGGGGAGGACTCTCCAGACGATTCCAAAAGAATTTCTAACTAAAGATGAATTTTATTCTCTTTTGATTAAGCATCATAAGTATACTCCAGAACAAATTTCAAATATGACTCCTCGACAACAATTAGTAGCAAAAAATGCAATTAAAACTGAACAAGAGTTAGAGAATGAATTAATATTTGAGACTATGGAAGAATATTTAGCTTGGAAAGCGAGTAAATAATGTCAACTGGTGGAGCGAGTAAAGTTACACTCCCCGTTGAACTTTTGGGGATGGAAAATGTACTTAGACAGCTTACTAGATTAGAAGAACGTTTAAGAAGACGAGCTGTAGAAGCTACTAAAGAAAAAGTTCCTGAGTTATCTAAAGTAGGCGTAGGACCGGGGAGAGTAACAGCGGTTCAACGTCCTACTAAAGAAGAACCTCTTACAATTGAAACAAGAAGAGCAGGTAAACCTGAAACCTTAGAGTTAGAAGAGATAAGATCAACTGTTAATTTTCGTCAAATGCAAAAGGATTTGCAACGAAAGATGCAACGAAATGTTAGTATTGCTCAAAGAGGATTACAAGATTTTGAAGAATTACAGAGAGATATGGCTGAAGGATTAGCTCCTCGTCAAGCTATGAAACGAATGCGAGCTATTCGTAGAAAAACTGCTGGAGCATGGGAAAGAATTGAATCAGATTTAGAAATACCTCCCGAGTATCAAAAACAAATTGGAGATTTACGTAGATCTCTTACTCAAAGAAGTAGAGCAATAGAAGAAGAAATTAAAGTACATGAATCAAGGGGTGAGATAGTAAGAAGAGAAAAAGAGAATACACAAAGATTAGAAAGAGATCGAAGGGAATTACAACGTAATCGCCAAGCAAGAGAACGTTCAAGAAAAATGTGGCTTGGAGATATTGAACAAGCTCAAAAAGGAGTATTAGAAGATTTAACTCCTCGTGAAAGAAGACGGTATACTTTAACTGCTGAAGAACAATTAGAGCATAGACGGGATAGGAGAAGAAGAGCAGAAGAACGTTTAGAAAGAATGCGTGAAACAAGGATGGAAAGAAGAAGAGAACGAGGACAAGCTATGTCAGGAGCTACGATGGGTATGGCTTCCGCAGGAATTGGTCTTTTTGGCATGGCTGGTTTTCCTCTTCTTAATATTGCTTTTGCTAGTATGAGTGGAATGAGATATGCAGGTATTGCAGCAGTAGCTACTGGAATAGGTGAATTATCAAGAGCAATTGCTAGATTACAAGATGAAGCTATGCAAGCAGCTTTATCTATTGATTCTGTTTCAGATGAGTATAAAGAACAACGAGGAGCTTTAGAAGCTACTAAAGGCTTTTTTGGTGGAATAATGAGAGAAGTTGAAGCTAGAGCTTTAAGAGAAAGAGCAGAAAGACAATATAGAGCAGATACTCCAAAAGAAATGATAACTACAATGGAGCGAGAATTAACTCGTGCAATTGCTAGACAGAATATAGGTAGTTGGTGGTTTAATCCTGCTAGGATGTTTGGTGATCCTAGAAGAGAAGCTAGAGAAATGGTAGCAAGAGGTACATTAACAAATACATTAGATGAAATGATTACTAATGCTACTGAAAAATTAAGACCATTTCGTGCAGCATGGGGAGATCCTGGAGATATTTATAAAAATATTCAAACTGCTATTTCTAGTAGAGTCTCCGATGAAAGAAGACATCGAATTGAACAACTTAGGTTACTTAAAGATTTGAGAGATCGAGCTACAGAAGCTCTTGATCTTTATAAAATGGATACTGAAAAATTGGATGAGCTTAGAGCTAGAGAAACTGTTGAGTATTATAGAGGATATGGATTCTAATGACTAAGTTATGGCATCCAACAATTGACGCATACGAAATACATGGTACTTATCAATTACAACAAAATGATAAACAAGTAACTTCTAATGTTACTGTGATGGTAGATAAAGATGATTATGCACAATTTATAGAAGATTTAATTGTGAATAGGTATACAGTAGTAATTAATTTAGTAGGTGGAGAAGCTAATTTTACTCTCTATCCTACACAATTTTCAATTGTGCATGATAGAGGTAAATATGATGCTTTATATGAAAATACATCTTTAAATCCTCAAAATTATAATTATGTTACAATTACGTATACGAATGATATGCGTGTAGAAGCTACTATTTTTGGGCAGAATGTATTGATTAAGGAAGAATTTACTTTTGATTCTGAGTATCATAGTGTTGATTATACTGAGTTAGCGTGGGAAGATGATCCAACTGAACCTATTATAAATCCTGAAATTCTTGTACCTCGCGTATATAATAGTATGCGAGTTGATATGACAATTGAACGACTTAATATTTTACAAGATGAAACTTTTACTGTAGGTACTGGTACATATAATGCAATGGATGCATTGTTGGAAATGTCTTCAACTGTTAATGATGATACAATTGAACCACTGTATTTTTGGACTTTACAGGGTACAGATGGTGGTCCTGGATTTTACGAAGAAATGATTAAAGTTGAAGTTAAAGATATGAGACAGGTGCAAGAAATAAATGTTCCAGGCACATCTGGTAATTATTATTGGTGGACAGTGCAATTAAGTTTTCATGTGAGAATAACTGGATGGAATAAGTTTTATCGCACCGGGTTATTACAATTAGAAGGTGGATATTTTTATACAGTTGTGCGAGATGAGGTAGGTACAGGTTCAGTTGAAGATAGTGATCGTTATCGTCCTTACGAGCCCGAAGAGTACATTAGTCGCTTTTTGTCCTCTACATAAATATGCAATACGTTAAGCCTGGTCAAAAATTATTACCTCCTTCAGCAAGTTTTCATAATGCTTTAGTTTCTGTAATTAAAAGAAGAGAAAATTTACGTAGAGGGTTTATTAATGAAGATCAATTTAATATATCTTATAATCAAAAACAAATATTACCTGTAAAAGTAAAAGCACATGCTGATGTTGATAGATACGGGGTATTAACTTTTGATCCACAAAGCACATATGCTGCTTGGGATGCTGTAGTTCCTCAATTCGATTCTCAGTATCCTGATGCAAGTGAAACAAGTGTTTTTGTAACTAATACAGAATTAGATATGATATCCGGTAATGCTTATATGTGTGAGCTTATCGGATTTTCTTTTCCTAGAAAAGTAAGATATGAAGATAGTGGTGGAACACCTTATCTTGGTGCATTAATGCAACCAAGTGGAAGTTCAGATACAGTTAAAGTAGGAAGTGATACATTTATAGCAGTCAGTGAGCCAAGTACAGATGAAGAATTAATATGGATACTTAGAAATTCAACGGCAGGTAGTTTTTATATAATACGATTTAAAATAGAGTCTGTAAATAATTATGTAGCTACTGTTACGATTACATCTAGACCTTGTAACGTATCTTCTGTTCCTGAAGAAGTTGGTGATCAAGTAGATGTTTATGATCCTTGTCAAGTTTTCTTTGATGAACCTGATGCAGATTTAGTAGGACGTTGTGGAGGAGCGTGGTATTGTGATCCTACAGGTCAAGTTGCAACAGGTACTGGAACATTCGATACAGAAGCAACAGGTACAGGTACTGGAACTACTGCGTGTCGTTGGGAAGTATTTTGGCTAGGATGCCCTGATTGCTAATATGGTAAGAGCTAAAAATTCTGGTTGTTGTTGTTGTAGTAAATGTGGAGTGCCTTTGCCTCCTATAGGGGGAAAGTGTTGTCAATGTATCTGTGATAAAATTTGTGTAGAAGTTACTGATTTAGATAGTACCGGTACTGAAGCTGGTGATCCTTGTAATTGTGATCAACGTATTATAGAGGTTGAATGGAGTGAAAGTGATTGTGCGTATGTAACTGAACTTACATGTGGTTCTTTAGTAATAGATGCTAAATTTGAAGTTAAACAATGTGGAGATGAGCCTGAGGGTACAGGTACAGGAACTTCAGATAGTAATTGTCATCTTTGTCTTACAAGTGATTGTTTAGGACTTACAGGTCAATGTCCTGATGAGGATATTGGAAGTGGAACATCTTGTAAAAAATTTCAACCTGGACATCCTGAAGATTGTGGTGATTATTTAGTAGACTGTGAACAGAGTGGAGGATTTAATCATACTTGGACAGTTAATGCAGAAAATTGTGATTCTGCAGGTACAGGAAATGATTGTAGTAATATTCAAATAAGAGCTTATTGCTATGGAAGAGTAAATCCTGCTGGTCGCGGTGAAGATCGTATATGTAAAGATTGTGATTGTGTTTGTGCTTGTTTAGAAGTTATCTATGAAGAATCTGGTGGTGATCCACAAATATCTTATCCTTGTTGGGGAACAATTACTGGAACAGAAGAAGGATGGACAACTACTTTTGGTGAAGGTAGTGATGAACAAACAATCTCTATTTCATTAGTACGTGGAGAAGATGGTTGTTGTTATTGGAGTATTTCAGTATCTCGTGGTACGATTGATGGATATGGATCTGATACCGCACTAGAAAAAACTGGTTGTCCTAATTTTGCTGCAGAATTAGGTATTGATCTTGGTGGAGGAGATAGTGCTACATTAGAAATTAATTGTGCTCCTTGTGAAGTATCAGAAGAAGGAGAATTATTTTCTTGTTATTGTCGATGGGTTTGGGTACAAACTGATTATTGGGAACCAGGTCATACTCCAGTACCTTGTGGAGGTTATTGGAAATTAGATGTTGATGCATGCTGGGCATCTTTTTGTGGACCAGTATTTTATTGTGCATACCCTTGTTGCGATGAAGATGATCCACCAGCTGAAGATGATGATTATTTATATTACTGCACTGAGTTTACAGGAACTTGTGTATCATGAATCCATACTGTCAATGTGATGGCCCTGGATTTTGTGAACGTCATCAAATTAATAAAAATCAACGTCACTTTGAATTGTGTAAAGGTATAGCTACGGATAAAGCTGATTGTGGATTTCATTTTTGGCAAGCATGGGAAAAAGGTTTATTTCAGGCTAAAGTTCCTGAAAATCCTATATTAGAAAAAACATGGGAATGTAACTCAGAACGAGCATTAGTCGCTCCTACAAGAGGAAAAAGAGCTCCAGTTCCAGAAAGAGTGACGCGTACTGTACCTAAATTTGAAACTTCTTGGACGTATGGAGTGACTACTGTAAATAAAAGATTAAATACTACTTTACCAATTACACTAAAATCTTTAGCAAATGCTGGATTTGAAAATCCTTGGATATTTATTGATGGAGTGAGAAATTATGAAAATGTAGATTATCTCTCTAAATATCGTTGTTCTGTTCGTTATCCTCTTATTAAAACTTTTGGAAATTGGATACTAGGATTATGGGAGTTATATATTCGTAATCCACAAAGTGATCGTTATGTAATGTTTCAAGATGATTTTATTACATATCATAATTTACGAGATTATTTAGAAAGTTGTCAATATCCCGAAGCGGGTTATTGGAATCTTTACACTTTTCCTGAAAATCAAAAACTTTGTAAAAGTGATAAAAATGGATGGTATTTAAGTAATCAACGAGGTAAGGGTGCCTTAGCTTTAGTATTTAATCGAGATGCAGTATTAAAATTATTAGCTAGTCGAGCTAGTATAGTAGATCGTCCTCTTACTGTTGGCCGTAGAGCGTGGTCAAATATAGATGGAGGAATTGTAACTGCATTAGGCTTACAAGGATGGAAAGAGTATGTTCATAATCCTAGTTTAGTTCAACATATAGGAGATATTTCTTCTATGGGGGGAGCTAGACATCCAAAAGCTGTATCTTTTAGAGGAGAAGAATTTGATGCACGAAAATTAATGGAGAGTGCTATGAGTCAAGTAGGGTCAGTATTAGCAGAAAAATTTAGAAAATTTGGAATAGTTCCTACTAAAGGATGTAGTTGTAAAAAATTAGAAAAAGCTATGAATCGAGCTTCTGAGGATGAAATAGAACTTAATGTGGAATATTGGATAGATCAACTTATAGCTTCTGCTAGAAAATGGAGAGAATTAAAAGGAGGTATCTGGAAGACTGTTATGCGACCTCCAAGATCATTATGCGAAAAAGTTATATTAGACGCTTGCAAGAAGAGCAGAGAAATAAAATGAAATCTTGGGCGTATGGAGTTACTACTATAGTAACTCGTTTAGAAACTACTCTTCCAAGAACACTTAAAAGTTTAGAGTTAGCTGGTTTCCCTAATCCTAAACTTTTTATTGATGGCGAATTGAATGAACTTCCGGAAAGTTTAAAAAAATATAAGTATACAATAAGAGGTGAGATAACTCGTACTTTTTGTAATTGGATTTTAACTGCATGGGAACTTTTAGCAGTTAATCCTCATGTTGATTATTATGCAATTTTTCAAGATGATTTTGTTACTTATAAAGATTTAAGAATATATTTAGAACGATGTACTTTTCCACAACGAGGGTATTGGAATCTTTATACTTTTCCAATTAATGTAAAAAATGAGGAGCAAGGATGGTATCTTTCTAAACAAAATGGAAAAGGTGCAGTTGCACTTATTTTTAATAATGAAGGACTTAGAAGTTTATTATGTAGTAGACATATGGTTGACAGAGTTCAAAATAAAAGAAGAGCTTGGAAATCGGTGGATGGTGCAATAATAACTGCTCTTCGTCATGCCGGTTGGAAAGAATATGTACATAATCCTAGTTTAACTCAACATATTGGAAAAGAAAGTAGTATGGGTAATAAACCTCAACCTGATTCTCCAATATTTAAGGGAGAAGATTTTGATATCTACACCATACAGCCCTCTTAAAATATTTCATCATCAAAATTGGTTAAATGAAATTAAAAGTAGGAATCAACCCTCTCCCATTTTTGTACAAATTATTCCTACTAATAGATGTAATCAAAATTGTCATTTTTGTGCATATAGAATGGATGGATATACTTCTAATCAAATTTTTGAAGTTAGAGATCAATTAAATTGGGAAAAATTATATGAGATAGTTGTAGATTGTAAAAATATGGGGGTTAGAGCTATTGAGTTGACTGGAGGGGGTGAACCTTCATTACATCCACAATTTTTAGAATTGGTGAAAATAATATTAGATTCACAAATTGATTTAGGTTTAGTAACTAATGGAGTAAATTTAGGTATAGATTATATTAATTTATTGAGAAATGCTAAATGGATTAGATTTTCTATAGATGCAGGTGATGAAAATACTTATGCGTATACTAGGCGTTCTACTAAAAAAGTATATAAGCAAGTAAGAACTACAATACGAAAATTAACTGATAGAAATAATTCATTAATTGTAGGAATTGGCTATGTAGTAACATCTGAAAATTGGCAAGAAATAGAAATAGCTGCTGATCGAGCATACGAAGATGGAGCCCATAATTTTAGAATTAGTGCTGTATTTCAGAGCGAGGGAGCTGATTACTTTAAGAGTTTTGAAGTTCCTGCTAGAAAGGCTTGCGAAAGAGTTATAGATAAATATAGAAATACACAGTTTAAAATATTTAATTTATTTTATGATAGACTCAGCGATCTTACTCAAGGCAGGCCAGACTACTCTTTTTGCGGCTTTCAACAAGCTCAAACTTATATTGGGGCAGATTATAATGTGTATCGATGTTGTAATTTAGCGTATAATAGAAGAGGATTACTTGGAAGCCTTAGAGAGAAAAGTTTTAGGGAATTATGGGAATCCCAAAATAAGAAAAAGAAAATTGAAGAATTTGATGCTCGTGAATGTGAACGATGTATGTTTAATAATAAGAATCAAACTATTCTTTACGCTCTTGAATCTAATCCAATGCATGTGAATTTTATATGATTAATCCAGCAGAAGGTTGTCGAGATTTTTCTACTTGCCTTATAACTGCAACTAATGACTGTAACTCAATTTTAGATTTAGGTTGCGGTTTTGGAGATAAGTTAGCTCTTATTCGTGCACCTATACGAGTAGGTGTAGATATTCATCTTCCATATTTAGAAGAAGCTAGAGAACTTTGGCCTGATATCACGTTTGTATGTCAAAACGCAGTAGAATTTATAATATCATGTAATGATTTATATGACGCAATAATACTTATAGATTTTATAGAACATTTACCAAAAGAATTAGGAATTAGATTTTTGAATGAATGTCATCGTGTAGTTAAACGAAGAATTATTGTTTGGACGCCTAATGGATTTTATCCTCAATCTCATGATGCATATGAGATGAATGGAGAAGAATGGCAAACACACAGATCAGGATGGGTAGCAGAAGATTTAAAACCTTTAGGATATAAAGTTACTATATGGGAAAATTTTCATGAGAATGGAATGGATGCAATTTTTGCGATATACCAAAAATGGAATAGAATATGATTGATTCTAAGTATCAATGGGCAATACAGATAGATATTACTAATGCATGCGTGCGAGAATGCTCTAATTGTACAAGATTTGTTGGTCATTACGAAGAACCGTATTTTATGTCTTTAGACGTATTTGAAAAAGCAGCTTTAGCTTTAAAAGATTTTCCTACTGAAAGTCCTCCACCAACAACAGTAAAAAATAAAATAGTAGGTATTTTAGGGGGAGAACCTCTTATTCATCCTAGGTTTAGAGAGATATGTATTTTATTTGAAGAAATTATTCCGTATCGAGATAATAGAGGATTATGGACAGGATTAAAATGGGAACGTAGTAAATATGCTGAAATTATAAAAAAAGTATTTGGTTATATTAATAATAACAGACATGAGACTGAATGTAAACACTCTCCTATACTTGTATCAATAGAATCACAGATAAAGGATGAAGAGGAGAGAAAAAAATTAATTGATAAGTGCTGGTTACAAGAGATGTGGTCTGGAACAATTACTCCTAAAGGTTTCTTCTTTTGTGAAGTAGCTGCAAATTTTGATTTGCTTATGGAAGGTCCAGGAGGTTTGCCAATTGAACCAAGATGCTGGGAAAGACCTTTATCAGATTTTCAATATCAAATAGATTTTGCTTGTAATAAGTGTGGAATACCCATGCAGTTAGAAGGTAGGCATGATTATGAAAATATAGATGACATTAGTGGAGATAATTTAGAACGAATTCAAAGTAGTGTAAGGCTAACTAAAGGAAGATATGAGATATATAAAGGTAGAAAAGGAGGAGGAGATAAACAACCTTGGAAATATCTTCAATACCTAAGACAATAGTTTGGTCTTATTGGGAAGGACCACGACCAGACTATATTCAGGCGTGCTTGGATTCTTTAAAACGAGTATGTTCTAATTTTATATTAGTAACTCCTGAAACAGTAGATCAATATATAGGAGATGTACTAAATTCATCTTATAAAAAATTAAAACAAATAGCCTTAAAAGCTGATTGTATACGAGCAGCTTTATTAGCTAAATATGGTGGTTTTTGGTTTGATGCGGATACAATTGGATTGAAAGATCCGATTACATTGTTTCGTACTTTTGGCCAAGTCTCCGCACTATATTCCGTTTGGGATCAGAAACCATTACGAGTCCTAAATGGATATATTTATATTGCTCCTAATAATCCAATCTGTCAAGTATGGTTAAATAAAATAAATGAAGTTTTAAAATCAAATCCTTCTTCAGCTGTATGGACTTCTTTAGGCGAACATATTTTAACACCTTTATTAACTCATCAGGATTCTAAAGCTGTTAGAGTTCCTAGAGCTACTTTTCTTCCAATTGATATAGATTCTAATGTAATTAAATTTTTTAGTAATGAAGAGTATCAAACATATGTTATGGATAGCACTGTTTGTTTTGGTTTAAATCACTCTTGGTTTATGTACCATAAAGCTAAAAGTATGGATAAATCTCAGTGGAATAGTCCTATTCTTATCCATCAGTTATTGAGATCAATATGTTAAAAGCTTCTATTTGTATTTCTGCTTTTAATAAACCACATCTTATTGGTAAAACATTAGATAGTATATTTCGTCAAAGTCCACCCTTTGAATTTGAAGTTATTGTGGTTGATGATGGGTCTAAAGATGCAAGTGTTTTTAAAGCTGTGAAAAATTATCCTGTATTATGTCATAGAATTGAAAGAGAGCCAGTTTTTCGGAATCCGTGCATAGGTAGAAATACGGCATATAAATTAGCTCAGTCTGATATTTTAATTTGTCAATCTGATGAGGTTTTACACGTTAAACAAGATACAATTGAAAACTTGGTTAAAGAATTAGTAGAGGGTACTTTTGTAATAGCAAATGTTTTATGCTTAGATAAACAAGATAAAATTTGTGGATATTTCACTGGACCTAAAAGACCGGTGCCATTCTTTTTCTTAGGATCTATTTTTAGAAAAGATTTATTTGCGATAGGAGGAAATGATGAAGAATTTATTATTAGTCCAGCTTGGGAGGATGTATGGTTTGGAGATTGTCTAATTAGAGGATTAGGGTTAAAACCTAATTATACTACTAAAATATTAGGATATCATCAATGGCATGAATACTATACTAAACCTGAAAATGAGCATGCATCTAAAAATTTGTATGAAAGAAAAAAGGCTGCTGCTGAAAGAGAAGAGATACCATGGTGGTCTACTTTTGGTCCCTGGCCTTTTATACCTTTTAAAGAAGAAGTGAAGGATAATAAGGGTATTAAAAGGATATTTCAAGAGGTTTATAGAAAAGAAATATGGGGAAAAAACGAATCGGTTAGTGGAACTGGATCTTCTCTAAAAGCTACAAAAAAGTTAAGAGAAGAATTGCCTTATCTTTTGTCAGAATTTTGTATTAGATCTATATTAGATATACCTTGTGGTGACTTTAATTGGATGTCTCAATTAGATTTAGGTGATATTAGTTATATTGGAGCAGATATTGTAGATGAAATAGTAGAACAAAATAAAAAAAGATATGATAAAGATTTTAGAATTTTAGATTTAGCAAGTTCTGAATTACCAAGGTCAGATTTAATTTTATGTAGAGATTGTCTGCAGCATTTTTCTTTAGTAGATTTTCAATTTGCAATGGACAATATTACTGGATCAAAATGTAAGTATCTTTTAGCTACTACTTTTACAAATAGGTTAAGAAATAGATTAGTAAAAACCGGAGATTGGTCCCCCTATAATCTCCAAATAGCTCCTTTTAATTTTCCAAAACCTTTACAATTAATTAATGAGAACTGTGAAGAGTGGTATCCTCATTTTCAAGATAAGTGTATGGGATTATGGAGAGTATCCGATCTATAACTGTTTGTGTAGAGTATGATGATTTTTTAGCAATTACTCTGCCACGTAATAAAAAACATTTTAACGAGACTTTAGTAATTACTTCTTATGATGATTTGAGAACACAGAAATTATGTAAGAAAGAAGGAGTAAGTTACTATTGTACAAATTCGTTCTACTCTCAAGGAGCGATGTTTAATAAAGGGGCTGCGATGGAGGAAGGATTCGATGTATTAGGTAGAGATGGGTGGATTTGTATTTGGGATGCAGATATTGTAATGCCTTCTATCTTAAGTTTACCTCAGTTAAATATATCTTATCTATATTCACCATGTCGTTTAATATTAGAGAATCCTTCACAGTTTTCAGATAAGTTAGATTGGTCTAAACTATCTTCACCTACTCAATCTCATGAATTTGATGGATTTTTTCAACTTTTTAATTCGTATGCTCCGATTAGTAAACCTTGGTATTCTACTCACTGGAAACATGCTGGTGGATGTGATAGTGATTTTCAATTTAAGTTTAAAGGTCGATTGAAAAGATTACCTTTTAGTGTATTACATTTAGGCCCTGAAGGAAGTGATGAATTAAAAACTAGAATAGGTAGAAATTGGGCTGGAAGAGTTTCTAAAAGAATTGATAATGGAAAATCTCCAAGTAAATTAGCTGAAAGAGAAGCATTTATGGGAGAAGTTATTAGAAATAGAAAAATTTATGGAACAAAGTATGAACATACCTAAAAAAATTTCGTTCTTCTGGGCAGGAAAAATGAGTTGGATGAGATATCTAACTCTTTATTCTTTTCGTAAGTATCATCCTAACTGGGAGATATTTTTATATACATCAAATTCTTTTGGTGATATTCAATGGAATTCAGGTGAAGTAGATGATAGAAATTATAGGGGGGATGACTACTGGAAAAAACTTTCAAGATTAAATGTACAAATTTTAAAATATGACTGTTCAATTAAAAATCTTCCACCTGCTCAAATATGCGACATATTTCAATGGGATATCTTAAGTACAAAAGGCGGTTATTATGCAGATATGGATATTTTATTTTTAGATACAATTCCTGAAATAGAAGCGGATGTTATTTTTTGTTTTGAGTCGGGTCATTTTGCAATTGGATTTTTTGGTGCAAAAGAAAATTGTAAATTGTTTCAAGATATATATGCTTATTCTGTAAATGGAGGAGATAAAAGAAAATATCAAGGATATGGTTCTAATATCTTATATAGAATTTTTAGACAAGCAGATATAAAATTGATTAGAAAACTCTACCCTAAACTAAAAATTATGAGACTTCCTGACGTAGCTTTTTATAGATTTGATTGGAGATATATTCCACAAATATTTCAAGCGAATCATATTTTTAGTGGAACAATAGGTTTACACTGGTTTGGAGGTTCTATATTAGCCCAAGAATGGAATGATAAACTTACTCCTAATAATTGGCAACAATACGAAAATACATTTACATCATGTTTAAAGCAAGTATTTGCATAGCAACGTACAATAAACCTAAATCTTTAGAGAAGACTTTAGAAAGTATCTTTAAACAAGATACTCCTTACAAGTATGAAGTAATTGTTGTAGACGATAATAGTCCTGAAGATGAAACTCATAAAATATGCTGTAGATATCCTGTGCAATACATCAAATTGTTAGAAGAGCATAAATATCGTAATCCTGCGATAGCTAGAAATGTAGCATATAAAAAAGCTAAAGGCGAAATTATAATAGCACAGTCTGATGATGTTATTCATGTTACTTCTCAAACAATTACTATGTTAATTGAAGGTTTACGAATAGGCTCATTTGTAATTGCAACAGTTTATAATATGGATGAAAATGGAAAATGCATAAGAATAGGATCTTCTTGTCAGCTCACGGGATTAAATAGAAAGCGTCCTTTATTTTTCTTAGGGGCATTATATAGAAAAGATCTTTATGCTATAGGTGGTAATGATGAAGAATTTATTTATCCTGGAAGAGAAGATGTTTATTTTGGTGAGTGTCTTGTAAAAGGATTAGGATTACAACCTTTTTATGCTATACATATAATTGGTCATCATCAACACCATCCTAGAAATTTAGATACCAAAGAACTACAAATTGTAAAAAATCTTTATAGAGTAAAAGTTCGTGAAGGTAAATGGTGCTCATCGGGAGGACCATGGAAGTACGCTATTTAATAAGGAGTTTTTAGATGAAACCTAGGAAATTGTTGTTTGAAGGATTAGAGGTTAGAACTTTACTTTCTGCTGTCCCACAAGAGATACCCTATATACAAAATTTTGATACCCAACCTACTGATGGTTGGACATATCAAACTAATGGAGGTTATATTGGAGTTGAGAATAATCAACTTCAAATGGGTGATTTAAGAAGTCATCGTGGTTACGCTTTAAATACTGCTATCTTGCATGTAAATTTAAAAGATAAAACTGATGTACAGTTATCTTTTAATCATATAATTCAAAAAGATGAATTACATGCACAAGACGGTGTATTTGTTAGCGATGATGGGGAGACGTGGCATCGAGTACCTTTTAATCTTTCTAGTAATAGTTCAGCTAGAGTTAAACTCGATACTCTTAGTGCAACACTTGTAGAAGATTACCAAATTAAATTTCAACAATATGATAATTGGTCTTGGACAAGTGGAGTTGATGGTCGAGCTTGGAGAGAAATAAAAATTGAAGAAGTTTTACCTGTAGTTCCCCAAGAGTTTCCTTATAAGCAAGAATTTGCTACTCTTCCAACTACATCAGAAGGTTGGGAAATTATTACAGATGGAGGAACTACACATATTGAAGATGGTAAATTAGTTATGGGTGATGTTGTAGGCCATAAAGGTTATGCCACTAATACTGCTATCTTACATGTAAATTTACAGGGTCAAGAGAATGTTGGTTTAACTTTTTATCATATGTCGCAAAAGGATGAGATACATGATAAAGATGGTATTTGGGTAAGTAATGATGGTAAAAATTGGAAGCAGGTTCCATTTAGTTTGTATACTCGTGGAACAATGACAGTTAATTTAGATGATATTGGTATTGGATATACTAATGACTTTCAAATTAAATTTCAACAATATGATAATTGGAGTTGGGAATCTGGAGTTGATGGTCGTGCGTGGGATAATGTAGAATTAGCAACTTATGTTGCTCCTGATCCTACAGTATGTACAATTACTACAGAAGATTTGAATCAAAAGAAAATTGATATTGGTAGAGTTGTTGGTCAATATGGATTTACAGGTACTGTAATAGCTCAACAATGTGATCAAATTTTACATCTTTCCGCTAAAGGTGGACGAGGTGTTGATTCTGTTTATGGATTAGCTAGTGTTAGTAAACAATTTACAGCTGCTGCAATTTTACGTGCTGAAGAATTAGGTTTACTTAAGATTACTCCAAGTATTCACCGATTACTTACGCATACTAGTGGAGGTGGATTTGCTTATAGTAACGGTGGTTATCAACAATTACGTGCAATACTTTCAAGAGCAACAGGAGGAAAACCTAATACTTTTGTACAACGAGAACTATTAGATAAAGCTGGAATGACTAATAGTACAGCTCGTTATTGGTCTGGAGATGGAGGTATTCGATCAACTGCTAGAGACATGGTTAAATGGCACGAAGCGTTAATGGATGATACTGTATTAAATGCAGCTAGTCGTGCAAAAATGTTTACTCGTCATGTGAGTAATGGGTATGGATATGGTATCTATGTATCATCTACTGGACGTACACAGATGCATAGTGGATCTTGGGCAGGAGAAATTAGTTGGAGTTATCGTTTCCCAGAACAGGGACGAGACGGAATGTTTATTATTCTAACTCGTGGTGGAGTTTCTTATAGTCTTGTTTCTAAGTTAAGAAATATTATGCTTGCATAAAAAATTACGAGGCACAGGTGTGGAACATCCACAATGCAGTAATATCACATCGCAAAATGTTGTGAACTGCTCATTCTTCACCTCCTGCAGGATTGGCTGAATTCCTCAGCAATTAATGAAATTAAAACTGTGCCTCGTAATTATACGCTTAGTGATCTTTAAATAACCATAAATTAAAGTTTTCTTTTCTACATTGTCTACATTTTCTCCCATTAGCACAGGAGACTTCATGTAAAATTTCTTCACGATTACATATTAAACATCGTATTTTCCAATACTCTATTTCTCCCAATTTATGCTCCAAGCGGAGCATTTTTTTATGTCCTATCACCATTCCTGGTTTCAATTTTGCTTTTTTGGGCATTATATGTTTTTATCTACTATGACGTATGGCATTAATGCTCCTCCTGAATTTATCAATTTCACTTGTAACACTTCCAAACTTTACTGAACAACTTTTTATTTTTCTAGCTTCGAACCGAAGCAGTAAACAATGATTTGAGTGTCACTTAAATTGAATTCCCACTAAGAAGTTTTCAACTTGTTGTGGAAGAACTGCAATACAAACTATATTCTGTCCTCTTTGTACTGTCTCATTAACTCCTTGTAACCCTCTTCTAAAGCCATATTTACCTCCAGATAAATTAATACATTTTCTTTCAATTGGAATTGTAATTGGTCTTTGAGTTTTATATTCAATATCTGCGAGCAACAATTGTTTTTTATCCTCTGCTTCTTTTAAAAATACAGAGTGTATCACAAAAATATCGCGATTACTCTTATGGGGAATTTTAGCAAGTGGTTGAGCTTCGTACTCAACAAGAAATATTAAAAATATACTGTAACAAAAAAATATTATTTTTCTGGACATGCTCGGTGCCTTTCTAAAAATTCTACATTATGTTTTATACTCATAGATTTTTCACGATGTTGACATCTTATACAATAAAGTTGATTTACTTTTTCTCCTTCTATCAACCATATTTCCCAAAACACATTAGGTACTTGATCATCATAATACTCTGCATGTATTAATTTAGCTTTCATACCTCCTCCCAAGTTAAAACTTCTTTTTCAGTTACTTTAAACCAATCTTTACCAACTGTTACTCCTTTCTCTTCATTATATTCAGCAGCTAACATTTCATAATTAAATGCTTCTCTCGACATAGGATTTCCTTGCCCATCTGCAGCAGCTATAATCACATAACCTGTTTCAGAAACAGAGTGAGGAACTCTATATACTCGGCCTACAAAATGTTTAAGACTCATCCTCTAATACCTCAATTAAATTTCCTCCACCGCGGAGAAACTTTTCTCTAAAGTTACGAATCATTAAAGCTCTTCTTCTGATAATTTTTAGTCCTCTCTCAGTTTCATTTCTAATCCAATAATCTCCCTCCTTCGTAAAATATTGTGTAACTTCTTCATGTAATTCTTGTAAGTATCTTTGTCCTTTGGTTGGCATTATTAATTCTCCTTAATTAAGTAAAAACCACCCTTATGGGGGATACCGTCTCGGCTTTCGAGGATGCTCTGAGACACGATTTCTCGGCTGATTGTGTGATAAAACACCTCCAGAGCGACAAATCGAATCCTGAGCCATCCTCGCAAGCCTGAGTGCCATTTCCTAGCCTATTTTTTCGGTCTCTGCCCCGTCTCCAGTTTCACGCTGTTTAGCATAGGCTAAAAAAGTTTTCGCTGCTTCAAATGCAAAAATACAACATTCATCTTTATTCATGTGTCCTACAAATCTTTGATAAATTTGAAAAGCAGCAGTATTTAATTCCTGTGCCTTCATCATCTTTCGTGCATTTTCTTTTGCAACATGGTCTGGTACTTGTATACCCATATTTCACCTCACTGTAATTTTAACTGGGTTAAGTTTCTTTGAATTTTTATCTTCTCTTTTAATCTCTTCTTGTTCACATATTAAAATAAACTCACCATTTGCTACTCCTAATTTTATAGTAAAAGGTTTAGTAGTATCTATTTTTTGATCTGCGGCGTACTGTTCGATTCCTCCGCTTATGAAATGAAGTGGAATGTTTACTTGCTTCATGTTTTAAAACCTCTCGTTTAATAATTTCTGCGCACTCTGAAGCATTGTTAAAAATTTCGGAACCTGTAAATCTCAAAACTTTCCAACCATCTTTTTCAAGCCATCGTTGTCTCCTTTTATCACTACGTTTTTGTTTAGGGGTACTATGCCACTGTTTACCATCTGCTTCTACAATTATTTTCTCCTGTGGAAAAGCAAAGTCAGCACGATAAAATTCAAATTGAAATTGACACAACGGTTTAAGTCCTACATCTAACATTGCATAATAAAGTATTCTTTCTATTGGACTTTCAAAATTCTGTACCCGTTTCTTCTTCGTCATCTCGCTCTTCCCACTCTTTTCTTGTTTCATCAATTGTATCATTGAATTCACTAATCATAGCAAGAGCTTCTTCTTTTCCTAAATTTCTTGCTACAATTGAAGCATATGCTCCGTGAAAAGGTAAAAAGATAACATTATAAGAATCCTGCTTATAACTAAGATAATTAAATCTACCTAAAATCATAGGATTTTTAGACATAGACTATTCACACTCCTTCCAATTAATAGTTGATTCCTTAGCATCTGCACAAATAGGAACACGTAAATTTACTTCATTCGGTATCTCCTCAATGACATTAATCAAGTCAGTTATATCTCGATCTTTAGGCATATCAAAAACAAAACTATCATGTACTGCTGCAATTAGTTTTACATCTGTTCCTTTAATATAATTACCTGCTCTAACTAGTGCTGCTTTCCACAAATCAGCAGCACTACCTTGAATTACAGAATTAAATGCTTTAAATTGTGCTTTACGTGGTAGTCTTCTTTGTCTACCCATAATTGTTTTAACATAATTTCTTCTTCGCATTACCCTCTGTGCTTCATACGATTTCTTTTTTAATGTAGGCATCATTTTATGATAACGCTCGTACACATCATTAGCTTTAGTCTCCATTGCTTTTTTACTTTTAAGCTCTAAAATAATACTAGGTTCTGCTGCTAACATTTGTACACACTTACCTCTTCCTCCACCATACGCCATCATAAAATTAATATTCTTAGCTGGTTTACGATCTATACCACAAATATTAGCAACACTTTGATGATAATCTGTTTGTGGATTCTCAGCATACTCCTTTAGTATTTTCTCAGCTTGAATAAAATGTGCAATAAGTCTAAACTCAATTTGAGAATAATCAATATCAACAAGTTTTCTATCTTTATCGAAAGGAATTATATATGCTTTTGCATCAGGAGATAATTGTTGCATGTTAGGCTTACGACAACTTGTTCTTCCTGTTCTAACAATTTGATTATAATCACAATGAACAATCCCGTTTACTTGGAGATCTAAATAAGATTGTGTAAACCCTGTGTAAAGTTTATGTAATTCTTTATACTTTAAAATCCAATCATATATTTCTTCATGCTCTGAATCCATTGCTTTATAGCCTAAAATAGCATCAGATCCAAAGGATGGCTTTTTCTTTTCTGTCCACTCAATAACTGGTAATCCCCAATGATCACAAATTAATAATTTACAATCTGCATTCGTATGAGGACGAAATCCATCAAATCCTACTTTCTTTTGGATTATACCTTCAATACCAAAAAGACTAGCTGGAAGGGAAATATCATGTTTACCCAATAACTCCATATCTAATTTAGCACCAATGCATTCCATCTCAAATAAAATAGGAGTAAGTTCTATTTCTAGTCCTAAAGCTGTATAACATTCTTCTGGTATTTCCTCTCTCAGTGTTTCTGCGATTACTCTTACAGCTAAAGTATCAACTCCTGCGTAAGGAGCCATTCTATCAATAGGAACTAAACCATAATCTTTCTTACCTCCTAAACAAATATGTAGTTTTTCTTCATACTGTTCAATTGGTTTATAAAACCAAAGTCTCATCATTTCATTTAATGTATAACTGTATCTTTCTTCTCGTGGAGCTAATTTACAAAGTACGATACTATCCACCATACGAGTCTTACTTACATTTACTCCTTCATTAGTAAGAACATGTGCATCATACTTGATATTATGATTTATCCACTTTTTAGATCCATTAAGAACTTTTTGTAACCAATTGAGTGTTGGCTCTATTGGTAAATTCTTATAATGATTTGCTCCTCTATGTCTTAAAGGTATATAATAAGGACAAGGCTCTTCATCAACTACAAGAGCTATACCTAATAATTTACAATTGTGCCATGGGTTTATACTTTTCTCTTTATCTTTTTCTGAAGTTGTCTCAACATCAAGATACAGATTCTCATTATCAAACCATAAAGGTAATTCACTAACTTCTTGAACGAGATTACAGTAGGTATTCCATTCAGGAATCTTTATCTGATCCATCCTTTTTAGCTTTCATCTGTTTCTTAATTTTTTCAATTTTTAATCTTTGTTCATACACTTCATTAGCTCTAACGTCTATCATGAGTCTGACATTGCTATACTTAGCATCAACAGCATTAAAAATACGCATAGCATCGTCAAAGCTATGGGAGTAGTGTACAATTTCCCATCTCCTTTCATCACTTATCCAATGAACTATCATATAAACCATTACTAATTCCTCGGCCTAAAGCTAATAACAATATCACACCTAAGTACATCTGCAATTTTAAAAACAGTTTCTAAACTTGGAAATCTTACTCCTTTCTCTATATTAGATAAACTACTTCTATTCATTTTGCACAAAAAAGCTAAATCATCTTGTGTATGTCTTCTATATCTTCTCATTGTTCGTATTTGTCTTCCTACATCCTTAATTTCAGTTTTCATCCTTCTTCCTCACAACAGTAAATTACTACTGGTGGATTCGTAATTGTATTACGGCCACATTTTTTACAAGTATAAATAAACTTATTTTCATCTATTTCAAGAATTACGATATGCCTAGGTTTACATCCACAGCTATGTTGTTTTTTAACATTGTTATATTTCATTTTATGAAAACTTCCACAAAGAAGACATTGTACTTGCAATTCTTCTTTTGAGATAAATTTTTTAATTATAAAAGGACCGAACTGTTCGCCTTCAATGTATACATGACGATCGCAAACACAATATTTCGGTTGCACATCATAGAGACGATTACACTCAGAACATCTGTAACAAACTACTGGGACGATCGGCATTTCTTACGTCTCTCCCCGGCCATTTGAAGTAATGTTATTTCATTGGTCCATCTTTCTACTTCATTATTTTCTCTCTTCCATGCATCATCATCCCCTCTTAAGCCTTCTTCAATCAATTTTCTACGAGTTAAATACCATCCATGTTGACGATAAGCATATGCAATAGCTTCATATAATTGCTTATCATTCATACGCATTGCTTTTTCAGCAAGACTATTATAGTATTCTTGGTCCACTTTAAAATTCCTCCGGAATATGATCTGGTCTCCCACCCTCTTCATCTAATTCTTTTTCTAACTCTAAAAGTAAATCTGTAAATTGAGCTGTCTTTCTATATACTTTACCCACTCTCCTTATTGCATGATGACGATTGAAAAAGGCTAGTAGTTCTCTTGCATCTTGTTGCTGCCAACCTAAAACATCTTGTATACTTGTAACATCAAATTCATCAGCAGTAAGTAACTCATAAACTAACTCTTTAGGAAAAGGTGTTTCATTTACTATGCGTCTTTTAATTTCTTCAGGATCTTTTAGTTTACTTGCTGCTATAATTTTACGACTATACTCAGAGTATCCAAAAGCATTAGAACTATATAATCTTTTTAAATATTTAATAATATAATTAATATGACATCGTCTAACTAAAACTGTTTCTGAATCTTTTATTGAAAATGTACGTACAGCTAAAGCTGTACTTAATCTCATCAATTTTTCTCTTATTGTACCTCCATCTACAATTGGTACATTCTCAACAAACTCTTTCGTCATTTCTACAGCTTTACGATCAAGATAAAATTTATCTTCAAATTCTACATTAGGTACTGTCCACGCAAAAAGAACTAGCTCTCTGCACAAGTCTGAAGAGTATCTATGAGTTACTGTTTGATTTTGACATCCATGAATATACTCTATCGGTACTTCTTTCTGAGCTACTACCGCTATTGCATCAAATCTTCTTACATCCTCAGGATTACCAATTAATTCTCTTATAGCGTCTACACCTGTATTATATTCTCGTATTGTTAAGCTACTCCGCGGATTACTTAACCAAATTAATCTTGTACGAGCATAAGTTTCTCGCTTTTCAATTTGTGTTAATCGTGCAATTCCATCAGATCTCATATCGGTTAATTCACCAATTGTGTTAACTGATGTACCTTTTACCTCATCTAAAATTACGAGTCTTCTATCTTGTGTGGGTATCTTACCCCACGTAGCAAACCATCGTTTACCAAATTGTTGTATACCCCCTAATAATCCTGCTCGTGTAGCAGCTTTACAAACTACTCTTTCACCTAATCCATAAAAATTTACTAGCTTATTTGCTATCTCAGTCTTACCTTGAGCAGAATCACCTACAACCAAAATTTCTATCCACCCTTTAGTATCACCAATCTTAAGAACAGAATGATATGCTAAATCATAGAGAAGATGTAAATCCTGGCGACCATAAATACCTGTAACATTAAAGGCATAATCTTCATAAATCTCTTTTAATTTTTTATCAATACAAATTTCATCCCATCGTTCAGGTCTAAAAATCTCTAACATTTCTAGTTTATCCGACTTAAAAGTAGCAAGAGCATCTTGAGTAGGTTCATACTGATTAATTAAAAGTGTAGCTTGTTGTGTAATGGGATGAGGATACATTCTACCTACTACATTATATGCCTCATTCATTTCTACTTCTGTTTCACCTACAAAATATGCAGCTTGCATACTACGCATAGAAGATCTACTAGACAAATCTATACACTGACTTATTCGTACATCCTCTATATTGTGATGATTCATTGTAGAAAATCTAACACTAGAACACCTTTCTGGAATACCAAAAGCTGATTTTAAAACAGCTTTATTCTTTTTATCTTCTTGTCCTATCATACTCATTATTTCTACACGCTCAGATGACAATCTAACTTCATTTACTTCTTCAGTAAATTCTTCATAGATGGCACAAACTGAACAATAAGTATGATTTCTATCACAATATGTTCGTATTTTATTTGGTATAGAAAATGGAGAAGTATCTTTAGAGGACACTACTATTTTAAATGACATTTTCTTTTTAGCACTAGAAGCTAAAATAGCCTTATTTAATGTAGTATCAATTGGTACTTCATTTTCATCTACAGCATTTAATCCTAATGACTCAGGAGGTACATAAACCCATGGACTAGCTACCTCAATTAAATCAATTAAATTATGTCCAAGTTTTAGATAGTCATTTATATCACCTTTAGGATACTGTTTTAAATCTAAAGGTAATTCTAAAAAATAAAGCTCTGAAACTACTCCTCTTATCTTACGACATAACCTATTAGCATGTCTTCTACCTACTTCATCAATATCATAACAAATGTAAACTATCTTGTTTCTGAATGATGCAATCTGTATGTGATTAAAATCTATATTTTCACTACCTGTTCCTGATATCGCACCAATATCATATTGATTAAGATCAGCAGCAGCTGCAATAGCTTTTATCTCTCCACCGCAAATCACAATTTTATCATATACTAATTGCTCAATTGGGTATAAAAAATTAGTACGATCTTTCTTATTTCGTCGATTACTAACTGTATTTGGCCAACCATACTTATTAACGTCCTGTCCTGGACGATATGCTTTAACTGAAACTGTTTCTCCTTTCTCATTAAAGATGGGAATTCTAATTTCAGGTAAACCATCTCCAGGTATAAAAGCTCCAAGTCTATAATACTGTATTAATTCTTTTGTAATTACTCTATCGTTTAAAGGTTTAAGAAGAGTAGGTAATTCTAAAAGTTTAACGTGCCAGTGTTCTATGTTAGCTGGATCTTCTACAGCAAAACGAGAAGGTGTACTATCTAATCTACCTATAGCATAGTACACAGATTGAATTGAAGTTTGTGTCTTTTGTGAAATAAATCTAGGTAAACTTACATGTTTTTTACATACCCAACATGAAAATTGACCTGTATTTAAATCAATACTCCCAGAAGGATTGTGATCATTATGAAAGGGACATAATATCTTAAATTTATCTCCTTCTGCATTACGATAATCTATCTCATAATGCTTTAAAACATCAGTGACTACGTACTGCATGCTAAACTCCCACACAAAAAGTCTACAAAGAAAAACCTGTGCCAGTTAACCTCATGCTAACTGGCAACAGGTCAGGCAGGAGTTAGAACTCTGTAGTTGAATCTGTAGACTCAGACTCTACATCACTTAAATCTAATTCAAAGGTTCTACTATCTACTAATTCTTTTATCTCCTCATATAAAGTTTTATACTCAAAGAATTTCTCCTGCTCTACCCACGGCTCAGGAGCATTCATAATAACTAAACTTTCCCACACTCCTTTTTTACCTGAGTGTTCATCAGTTACTGCACGAAAGCGACAAGCATACCGTGGAGCTTTACGTTTTTCTATAAAACCCATAAAATCTTGTCCTCTGATAAAACTACCAGAGGAAAAGAACATATGCACAAGACCCTCAATTTCTGGTTGATTTTCAACCACAATCATAAAATTAAGAGTTTTTCTAAATTGCAAAAGATAGTCTGTATCTGGATATTTTTCTTTTGCAAAAGTTTCACATTTTCTAGCAAGTGGACTTTTTGGGTCCATAGAAAAATCACGAATCGTAGGTACTTGTCCAGCTAGCTCATATGGATTTATACAAACATAGCTAGGAAAGAAATGAATGGGTACAAAAGTAAATGCTTCCTCATGATCAGCAATTTTGATCATTTGAGGGATAACAATTACATCTCCTGTTTTAAATGGTGGCTTAAATGGTGGTTTAGATTGAGATTGAATAATCTTAATTCGCGGAGGTCTCATATGCCTCTTTAAATCAGCATTATCATACTCAATACTAGGATCAGTTAAATATGCTGGTTTGTTCTCAATAAGTTCACCGCTCATGCTTGTTCCTCACTCGATTTTTCGATTACATAGAAATACTCATCTTGTGGAAGCTCTACTACATTTAACCTCCCTTCTTCAGCTTTAATCATCATTACTGCTAAAGTTTGTAAACTCAACTTGTCTTCTTTTTGATCTTCCAATATACTTTTATATCTTCCAACTAATTCAGCAGCCATATCATCAAACATATGAAATTCATCAACTAAAACTTGAATCAGTCTTTTTTCCTTATTCATTCCATACTCCAGTATTTAAAAAAGACACCTCACCCAAAGAAAGATAAGGCGCACACCAAGATAATGGTACTCCGTTCTGCCACGCATCGTAATCCTCCCTCTTCAAATGTAACGCATACTTCTTATTACTTTCTTTATCAATTCCAAACACTTCTACTTCTTTTTCTAAAATTGTTACTTTAACTCCTTTAATCTGTTCTAATCCCATGTCGTTCTCCTATAGCTACATATAACGAATCTAACAAATAGTCAACTCCTTGCTTCCAAGTATCGAAACGAAACTCATCAAAAACTCCATCTAGATCTTCAAGTACCCAATATCTATCAGTTATGAATCTCAAAATAATTACATATACGCCATGCTCATATAATTTTTTGAAAACTTTCACTTGTTTAATACTTAATTCTGTGTGTTTGCCCTTAGTTTCTAACCATCCTGTAAATCTTTGATGTACAATATACATATCAGGCCATCCCGGAGCCTGCCACCCATGCCCGTGCAATTTTAAAATCTCAGCTTTATGCTCCTTTCTTAGTATTTCAGTTAATTTTTTACTAATTTCTGTTTCAGTCACTCAACTATTCTCCTTATTTTCTCCTGACATTTTGAACATATCCTTTTTCCTAATACCGTAATCCCTTTCCGCCGATTACTACCACAAAGGTAACAATTTAATTTGTGTTTAGCAAGGTAAAGAATTCTTTTCGTTTGCCAAACTCTTAAAAATTCCTCCCATTGACCAAGCTGTTTAAGGTGTTGTATTTGTAGTTTTGTTAATCCAAATCGCAATGGATTTGAATTTCTCCCAATACGTTTGTAAAATGCTTCATCTAATTCAGGTTTGTAAATAGGTTTATATAATAATTTCATTAATCCTTTCTAATTTAAATTAATATACTGCAAAAAATTTTGCCAACAAAATTTCATCTTATTATTCCTCCTCGGTAGTAATTTCAGTCATCTTTAATCCCTATTTTGCGTTTAGATTCCCAGTCCATTTCATATTTAAATATTTCTCCTACTCGACTTTCTAAAATTATGTGAATAGGAATAGTGTGTACATCTAATCCTCCTATAAATTCATAATTTGTTGGCCAACTTTCATAAGAAAATTCAATTTTATACATGCTCATTATACTTTACGTGCCTCCTCTGTTATACGTTCAACACAATTCGCACAAATAAAAAACCCTTTAATTGTCAAAAAATTTTCGCCCAATTCACCTGAACAACTTTTACATTTAAGTAAATCTTCACCTTGTCCTTTTTTCCATTTATGATAAAATTTACGACATTGTCCTGAATCAATTAATGCAATTACTTATTTTCTTGTAAGACCGTAGCGTTTTGGATCTTGTAATCCAGTCCTTTCCTTTAACTCTTTAATTGCATCAATAACATCATTATCACTTACTCCTCTATGATCACCTGGAGCAGTTACGCTTGCTTTCCATTCTAATTCTAAAATTATACAAATTGCAGATTTTAATCTACGATAAGCAACAGCATCGTGTTCATCATTATATCTTCCAGCATAATATAAATCTACACCCATTTATTTTTCCTTTCCTTTAATTATCAAACCAAAAGAGCTTACCTAGCATAGCTCTTTGCTTCTTTGACATTGGAAGTTCTGGAGACGATCATTATTTAGATTCAGAAAGGGCAGAAAGGTTTGCATTTAACTCTTCCAACATATTAATGTGATTATAAGCATTTTCAAGAGCTTTTTTCAACCATCCTAAACAAATTGCATTACGATGCATAAAATGATGTGGATCAGGATAGTATTCTCTAGAAACTCGTTCCATCTCTTTTATTTCTTCTTCATAATTCCAATTCATTTACTTTTCTCCTCTGATTAACTCATTAATAGCTTCTTTAGGCCAAGTTTCAGTTGCTTCCCAATTATATACATTTTCTGATTTCCAAATCCAACAAGGCACTATAACACCATCAATTATAATAACTGGAGTTGCCCAAATTGAATTTAAATATATTAATTCTGTTCTTTCTGGTTTTCC